ACTTGACCGTATCCGCTGCGTTTAGCTTCAGGTTAATCCGATTGCTAAGGGAAGCTGTATCCGCTGCGTTTAGCTTCAGGTTAATCCGATTGCTAAGGGAAGCTGTATCCGCTGCGTTTAGCTTCAGTGCTAAATTAGCTTTAGTGCCTATCGTTGTTAGGGTATCTACGTACTTAACGTAACTTGTTGTGTCTGATGCATCTAACTTCAAAGAAATGTCTGCCTTAGTACCTATCGTTGTGAGGGTATCCGAAAACTTTACGTATGGAGCAAGCATAGATGCCGTGTCCCCCGCCACTATTCCGGCGGTAGAACTCGCAAGCCAATAATTGCCAGCGGTATCATACCTAAGTATTTGACCTTGAACAACACTATCTACCTTAACGTCGTTAAGTTCTGCTAAGTCTTCATTCAACCACGGCCTTACCAATAGAGTGAGATTATTTGCATTTGGCCTTCTTACTACAACCGCGAGAGGGACTTTAATTGCAGGCGGATCCGGTTCAATGTTAGTCAATCTACCCGGTTGCGTTGCGCTAAGATATAAGATGTCGCCCTGCGCAAGTATAATCCCAGTCTGCGCAATATCTGATTCCTTTACATTTCTAACATATCCAAACCAAGTGACGAAACCAAGCGAATCAACGGGCAGGTCTTGGGTCATAATCCCCATGACTAACTTAGATGGATATATGCCACTTCCGTTCGCCGGAACAACCCGTATGTGATCGCCAGTGGTTAGTTGAACAGGGTCAACCATAACCACGATTCCATGTTTAATGAGGCTTGCAGTTTTATTAACGACATTTGGATAGAACAACTCCTGACCTATCCTATGTACAACTCCATCAAATCCAACGCCCAGCAAAAGCGTAGCATCATCATTGCTCCACCGCAAATGTCTTCGAGCGGGAAGTACAGTGCTTGTATCAAATGACGCTTCCATGATTGGGAAAAAGGGAGCGGAAAGTGTATCTCCATCTCGCTGGAAAAGATATAGCGTACTTAAAGAATCGTTGGCAAAATGGACAGAGTCTATCATATTCTCGTAGCTTTCTGTCCAAATGGAAGTGCTATCCGCGATTTGCCTAAGCAGCTTTGCATTCCAAGTATCTACCCCCGCCTGCATAGCAGCGGTTGCGCCGTTAGCAGCATATACCGCTTGAGGTGCCGCAAGTTTTCCCGGCGTTTCAAATATCATGATCTGTCCACGAGGCGATCCCCAGTTGCCGTTCTTCTCTACCAACACAACCCATGCAGAAGAAAAGGTTGCCGAGAAAAATGAATCAAGGCGGTAGAGCTGCCCTGCTTGAGAGAGGGCAAACATGTTGGTGTCAAACTGCGTAGGATTGTAGGAGTTGCCCGTCAGGTCAGGACGAAAATCTATCCTTGCCCGGTATGTACTATCGTTCAAAGTTGTGAACAACCCAGTGCCTACAATCCGGAATTGTCCGGATGCGAGCAACGGAAACGCCAGAAATAATGCTATAACGATTTTTCTCATCGAAGTATTATCCTAAATCCAGTTACACTAAACAATCCCATTCCCGGAAACACCATCGTGGTAGTATTCGAAGATACGGTTTGTGTATGGTTAGTAGATGTAGCGTGTTGATCGACAAGCGCATTTGTCGCAATGTCGTACATTTGCACGTTAAAATGCTGGTCACTTGAATTTGCCGTGTTGTTTACCGCAAAAATAAATTCAAGGCTACCATTTAAGTTATTGCTATTACCTGTTACGACAATGCTCCTGAAGTCGGTATTAGCAGGCATAGTGAAAGTATAACTACCTGCCGTTGGGCTTGTCAGGGTAGGCGTACCCGTTCCAAACAAGGAGTAGTTGACCGTGACGGATCCACTTGTCAGTGTTCCCGACGTGATTGTATCTCTTGACAAGAGGTTGTTAACATAAGTTCTTGTCGCATAGGTGTTTGGATCAATGACATCCACACTGTTTGACACAATCACCCATCTATTGCCGCTACTTGTTTTTTGCGCTGACAAGGTGATGCTTTGGTCGTCAATCATATTGTACGCCGTCTCTAATGTTCCGTACAATAAAACCCCAGAAAGCTGAACGCCATAACTTGCGCTTTCATCTTCAGCGGTTATGACAATCGTTTTGCCTAAATCTGAATCAAGCGGAAAATTGAAGTTGGCAAGCACATTCGATATTGCCCCGTTTTCAGCTCTTAATGTCCAAGCGTGTACTTTAGCCCTCGCTATAATCGAGTCAGTGTTTGTCGCTGTTAAATCCGCTCCTGTTGTGCTCCAGTAAGTATAACTAATAGTTCTATATAAACTATCAAGCAATACCGTAGGCGCGACCCTGCCGAGCACGCCGGAGCTGTCAGCGGTGACGAGAAAATTTAAGGTAGAGCTTAATGTGTCTGCCCGAATTTTACCTTTGACATGGAGTGCTTCCGTTGGTGCATCTGTCCTGACGCCTATCCTATTTGTTCCGGTTTTGGCCATGATCGTAAAGACGGAATCCTGATTGTTGTACAAGCCAAAATCATTTAGCGTATTTACCGTTCCAAGGTTCCATCTTATAGTATCGTTTTTGCCAAAGGTGATATTGCCGTTTCCGACCAAAGAGCTATTCATTCTAATGGTAGAAATATTTCTTTTTATCTCTATCGCCTGCCCCGGACTTGTTGTGCCTATGCCCAATCTATTATTAGCTGCATCCCAGAACAAGTTATTACTTCCGGACAGTGTATCGTTTCCGGTAAAGTATGCAACCTGTCCTGCGCTTTGGGTATTTGGAGAAATAACGCCACCCGTCTTTGTGGATATGTCCTTTGCGATAGAGTCTATGCGATTGATTGCGCCACTCAGCTTGATAAATTGCGCTTGAGAAGAAATACCATTTTGATTGTCTGGCGTAAAGGTGTAAAGGCCGTAATTCTTTGTCGGACGGAATACATCGCCAACTCCAATAGGTGCAACGTTTTGGCCTGAAATTCGGCGGATTGTAACGGGGACGGAAAAAAGACTGGCGCTCCCAATAGTGTCAACAACATAGAGTGTTCCGTTTGAGGCAAACACATAGTCGTTTACCTTTACGCTATCTGCATAATAGGTTCCGCTCTGATCGTTCACATTCAATGTCCCGGCGTATCGTCCGGTGTTGGTCACGCTAAACCCGGAGAATGTCACCGTTGCATTGAATGAGCGGATAAGCGTATCCTGACTATGCACGCATAGCGACAAGAAAACGAAAGCGATAGACAAAAAGTGTTTCATTAGAATACGCCTTTTATGATGTAATTGCCAATACCGTTTACTCCGGTTATAGTAGTCGTGGTACTTCCCGTTCCGATTGTCGGATGGGTGATTTGGTAGCCAGTACCTTGATTGTTTAACTGAATCCTTGAAGCGGTTGTTGTTTCAGTGATGGTGATAGAAGGAAGAAATGCAGTGGCAACACTCGTATTGATAGAGGAAGGCAGCGAAGTCCATGCGCATGTGATATTGAATGCCCCGCCAACGGTTAAATCCGCAGCGGCACCGGAGAAGCTGAATGAGATAGGACGGCAATTTGCAGGGATAGATAATGTATAGTTTCCTGCGCTTCCAGATGCGGATGGAACACCGCCTTGATAAGCTACGATAATCCTGCCACCGCCTGCGAATGTTGTGGTGTAAAAATTGTATCCACTGCCTGCGCTTGCAAGTGCGAGTGTTCCGCCTGACATAGTGAAATCAGAGGAGATAGATATTTCTTCTGCTTGCCCAGTACTTGCGGAAAACCTACCTACGAGTTTGTTTTGCGCAATACGCTCATGCACTGGCGGGTGCCACATCCAATTTGTTCCGTTAGATACGAGTTTTATTGGCTTCTTTATTGCGAGCGAATTTGTAGTAGTCAATGCAGCGACAGAATCATATCTACCGATATAATTTCCACCGAATGAAACTATGAGTGCGGTATTGCTTGGCGCTATCGGATAGAACCAAAGTGTTTTGCCCTTAGTTGCAGCCGTTGGTTGCGGGATTACAACGCCGACGCCACCAGATACAGTGAGTATTTCTAAGTGTAGTTCGTCGTAGGCAAGGATAGTGTCAATGGATAATGTGTCATTCACGGTGTATGATTTGTGCCATACATCGGCATCTGTAGTTGACACTGCATCGTTATACAGGTTGCGCATTTCCCAGTAGTACGTACCTTCATAAAGTACGCCTGTTAGTTTCTTTGGAACTGTTATGATTTCGTTAGCCCCGGAACTTGTCCCAAACGGCGTTGTTTGACTAAACTCTAAAATTCTGACGTCGTCACAGGTAATAGTATTTGTATATGATAGCCTTTTTTGCGGGTAATAGTAAATCACTTTTCCGGCGTATGAACTATCCGGCACAGGAATGCGCAATGACGTATTGCCTGTTTCTGCTTCGGCATATATCGTGAATTCATCGGTATTCTGAAAAGTCGTGTCCGTAAACACCACGTTTTGAGAATTGATTACCCGGCTATTCACGCGCTTTGAGGATGCAGCGGCAGCGGTTGGGCTTGCGGGACTGCTAATGAGTTGCCATTTATAGCCGCCACCGGATACCGCAACCGTGGAGACAAAGCGATAATGGCCTGCAATAGCGGATATGGAGTTAGGATAGGCGTGCGTGTTCCCGCTAATTGTGGCGAAAGAACCGGACAATGTAGCGCTTTGAATAGTAGCAGATGGTCCGAGATACACCAGCACGTCTATGATTTTCCCGCTTGTAGCCGCAGAAGGGGAAGGCAGCGTTATGGTCGATCCGGAAGGTGCTATATTGGTTTCGTATTGCACAAATAGATAATCATATTTCGCAACTGTATCTGCCGGAATGCTATACGATTGGCTTACCACGGAGTTTGCCCAACTCTGCGACGTTTGATTGAGCGCTTGAGACGGCAGCTTTACACATGTGGTGCCCGTCGCCTTGGTAATGCAAACGGAATCGCCGGATATGGTCAGGGATTGATCCATGAACTTCTTAATCGTTGTGAGGCTCGCTTTTCTTGGAAGGCCAAAACGCTGCGAATACACCTCAAAGGTAGAGTCCGTAACCGTAGTGAGCTCGGTAAATTGATTGGGTCGCACCCACTGGCCAGAAAGAGAAATGGATAGGACGGTAAAGACTACCGTTAATAGCTTTTTCATGCTGCTAATTTTATGCAAAGTTAACGCTTTTTATAACAAGATGCACACATGCGATGGCACACAAAAAAAAGGCATAGGCGGAGTTTCCGCTTATGCCCATAATGTTAACCATCAAAAAACGACAAACTATGCTTCGATTGCTTTTTTCAATGTTGCGTACATCGCGGCGCCTTCTTGTGTGGTTTTGAACCACCGCGCCAAAGAGGAATTTGCGGCTGAAGCCGAAGCCCCTTTTGTTGCCGTGTAGAACTCCATTTTGGTTTCTGTCCACTTAAAGGAATTGCTACGACGGTCAAGCGAAATGATTTTGTTTTCCAGTGCCTTTTCAATGTCGGAAACAAAGGCACCAAGATTGGAGATAACCTCGTACCCGCCTTGAGCGTTCGATGGGTTCTTTTCGGCGTACTCGATGAGCTTATACCGGAGCACCTGCGTAAGGTCTCCAATTTCACCGACGCCAAGTTGGGCGGCAAGGAGCGGGACTTCGTCGTCGGATAGCTTTGCCACCATCTTGATAGCGTCCGCGCTTTGTGATTTGCCTTCTACTTTTTCGAGCGCAACGGCGTCGTCATTGATTTGCTTAAACCAAACTTTCGTATTGCTATCGCGGTGTGGATTGCTCTCGTTATAATTGCAGAGCATCAAATATTGATAGGTGAGAATGTCCGAGGAAGAATAGCGCCCGTTTTCATCAGGCCGGATAATGATATGCCCCGAATGATCGAAGTAAATCATCGGCATAATCGGTTCGCCAGAGGAGGATATGTTGTGGACGTTGGCGATTGTATAGACCTCATTGTTTTCCGGGTCAACAATCCTGTCTGTTTTTGGAACAGCTGTCATGTGCGGATACCGCCACATCTTATTGGCCTTGTCCCAGTATTTGCCGCGCACTTCAAATTTCACCATTTGCCCCGTGAGCTTCGGGATACGGGACAAAATGCTGTCCGGCAAATTGTTGTATTGTTCTGTGATAAACATGCTTTTAAGTTTTTCCTTTTTAAAAAAACCGGAAAGGGCACAAAGGCCCTGACCGGTTACGGGAGAGAGGGGCGTTATTCTTGCTTGGCGAGTTTAAGACCAAGACGGGTAGTAGATGCAAATGCAATAGGCGTAGCGTCGTTCACCCGAATGCGGTAGTAGGCAGCGGCGTCCGTCACTTTGATAATCGTATCATTGGTAGCTGTCCACGTCCAAGTCGCAACGTCGTCCCAAAGGTTTACACTTCCTGCGAAGTTAGACGCCTGAAGGGTAAATACCGCTGTATCGGTGCCAGAGGATTTTACGTGCTCCAGATGGAAGAGTAGTTTAGAATCCTCCTTAATCGGGCGGTTGAGGTTAGCGACAATATACTTGTCGGCACCTGCGCTGTCGCGGGAAATGACGGGCGGGTAGATCAGCTCATAAGAGGTGAGCTGCCCGGTTTGATTGGTAGAGGATTGGAATACAAGCGCCAAAAGCACGAATGCAATCCCGGCAATATAGAAATGAATGCGTTTCATTGAGAGAAAGATTTTTTTTGATGAAATAATATGGCGAGCGTAGGGGGAATTTAATCCCCCTACAAACCGTTCACCACTATTAAACAAGATCAACTGCCATAAAGTGCTGCTTACCAAGGACTTGCAAGCCCTGACGGCACTCATACACAATTTTGCGCTTGCTATCGCCGCTGGTCGCAACGCCATCTGCAAGGCCACCAAGAGAGATTTCCCGGTAGCGGGTCATCGCATCGGTCGTTGCGTTGGCCTGATTGGAGATAGGCATTTTGATGTAGCGGATCATAAACCGGGGTAGGCTCTGACCGTCTGCCGTGCGGATGTTATCCATAGGCAGGAACCATGCACGCTTTTCAAATCCGGCGCTACCGGAGAAGTTTACGAGCACGGGATGGTCGAAGAACGGAATCCTCTTCTTGGTAAAGCGGTAGTCGTAAAGGTTGAAGGCATCAACGCCAAGGTCAACCTGACGGCCACCAACTTCCAATGTAGCAAATGGGCTAATAGCGTCCGCCTGCGTAAGGGCATTGAGCATGTTGTCGTGCGCAATGCTCATTTCGCTGCCCATCAGGATCATGTAGTCGCGCGGCGCCCGTGCCTTGGAGAGCAGACGGGTAATATCCGCATAATTAGTCGTGTTGATACCGGCGGCGGGAGCAACGATACCTTCCTCAGTGTATTGGTTCAGACCTTTGGTCGTGGAAACAATATTAGAGTTGATGTCCGTGATGGTGTTTGCACCAGCGGTATCATTGAATGTATCCGTGCTCTGACGGCCAAGGATCATGGCAGCACTTACAGCAGAAAGGAACTTGGCGTACACCTGCGCCTGCTCATAGCTGAAGTAGTAGGACTGACCGTTGTACTCGAATTCCACTTGGGAACCCATTTCAATATCCGTCACTTCGTAGGTCTCCTTGAAGATTTGGATATGGTTGGTCTCCTTCGTGATTTTGTAACGACGCGATGCAGGCTCTGCGCTACCTTCGCCAGCGGCATTAGAGAACACGGCGAGCTTATCGGAAGTAGTAAGCCCAAGGGTCGTGTTGTCCACGCTCAAAATGTGAAGTTCGGTAGTACCGTTTAGCATAACGGATCCGTAAGAGCTTTTAGCCTTAACATACCCTACCTTTCCATTCGGGCACATAACGAGTTCACCAACGCGCACTTTTGCGAAATCATCAGTGGAAAGCGTTACCTTTGGATTTGCAGTAGAGAAGCTGCCAGAGGTATCTACCGCCGTCACGGTGACGTTTGCAGAAAGTTCCTCATTGATGAAGTTGTGATACTCCGGTTGGGCGGAAGGCTCCGAGCGGTTCATAAACTCAAGGAGTTCCAAGAAGGACAAATCCTCGTTTGTTACATTGAGGACTTTGTTCAAAATCTCGCGGCGGTCGACCAAGTTTGGCACCATCAGCGTCGAGACGTAATTTTTTTGCGTTAATCCGAAATTCATTTTTACTTAATTTAACGTCGTTTGGAAATAGCCCCAAGCAACGCCTGCGATAATGTGGAAGGCGACGACGGCTTGATCGCATCGGGCTTCGCCGGGTTTTCAAGTTCGTCCAGCAGCTTCCCTGTCGCGGCATTCTTGCCTGAAGCATAAAGTAATGCCTCAAACCCTTCCGGGTCTAAAGCATAGGCGACGACTTTTGCCCACCGCTTAAAGTCAATGGGCGCCTTTTCGTCGCCTGTTGCGAATACCTTGAAAAAAGAACCATCATCTACAAGGGCTTTTTTGAATTTGTCTACATCCTTGACTTTGTACGAAAGTTCGCTGTCGGCTTTCCCGACTTTCACTTCGCCTTCCGTCAGGGCTTTGGCAATAAAGCCGTCCTGTGTGACCATCTTTTCCCATGCCGCAAAGTCCTCTTCAGCTTGTTTCTTTGCTTCAGCGGCTTTGCTTTCGCGTTCTGCTTTGGTTTCGGCTGCGCTTTTACGCTTGAATTTTGATTGTTCAGCCTCAAGGTTTTTACGCAGTTCGTTAGCTTTACGTCGAATTTGAGCATCGCGCACCTGCTTTTCGCTTAGCGCTTCCTCATCATCTTCGTAAACTTCGACCTCCTCGCCGAAATTACTGTCAAAGTATTTTTTCACGGCACGCTCAAAGGCAGCGCCTTTAAGTTCCGGCCATTCTTTTTGTAGCGACGCCCGGATAACATCCGCATCCGACATGGCGTTAAAGTCCGTTTTCACCATGCGCACGCGCTCAAGTTCCTGCTGCAATAACTCCTCAATGCCGTCGTCTTCGCCCGTGTAAGCGGACAGGAACTTTTGCACAAACTCATCCTGCAACACCTCCCCAAAGGGGTTTTGCGGAACTTCTGCTACCGCTTCTTTTTCCGGCACATTGCCTTGCTCTTGCTCGTCGCTTTGCGTTTCATTTTGCAACGGTTGGCCTTCCGGCTCTTTTGTTTCCGCCGGAGCAGGTTTTACCAGCCCCGGAAGGATGTCCTCAATTTTTTTTCCTAATACTTCCATTGTCTCCCTTTTTTATTTCATCGTATCTGATGCAACCTGAGCGGGGTTTCTCCCCGCCCTTCGCACCGCTGCCATTGTTTCGGCAATGTATTCTTTGCTTTCTGCTTTGAGTTGTTCGTTTGTGAGCGAAGCGTCCGCTGCCATTTTGTTGCGCACAAATTCAGCTTCCAAGCGCATTTGCTCAACGGCCATCGCTTTTTGGATTTCCGCTTGTAAGAGTTCCATTTTCAGTTGATGCTCAAGCTGTATCGTCTTTCGCTTTTCTTCCTCTGCGATCAATGCGCTTTGTTGCTGTATTTGCGCATTCTGCTGCTGCATCATCATGGCCTGCTGCTCTGCCTTCTCCCTTTTCTTTTTGACCTTATAGGCCAATACCGCGTTCGCCGTTTTAAGCGAGCGCAATCCTTCGATCATTATCGCATCGTCAATATCAAGTTGCCCGGCATCAATGAATTTTTCCAAGCGCATTTTAAAAGCGCCGCGTTCTTCAGGCGTTGGGATTGCGTCGAGAAAAATGCCAAACTCTATGCTACTTAATTCAAGTTCCCCTTGCTTCATAAAGTCAAGGGTAGGCTTTCCAAGGGCGTAGAGGTAGGACTTATTAACGTTCTTTGACCGCGCGACCGTTTGAATGCGAAGCGAAATACTTTCCGCCACGCTCTGTATGATTTCCCGGTCTGCTTCGATTATGCCGTATAGGCTATTGTTTGTCGCTTCAATCCCTGCATTTACCGCCGCCGAATACGTCCTTTGCCCGGCAAAACTATCCGTTACCTCGTTTAACCCGATAACGTCGCGAAGGAGTTGTATGTTTTGCTGAATGATATTAAAATACTCTTGCGCCTGTGCGCCGATACCGCCTTCCAATTCTGTAATGGGACGGTAGTTAGCGGCATTGCCTTCCATGTCGCGAAGGCGGTAGTAGATGTTACCTGTGCTTTCGTAAATATCGATCAAGTCCTTTGCTGTAAACGCCTGACCGCCTTTTCCGATAGGTACATCCTCAAGGGCGCCTATCTCAATCATAATCCCCTTTGGCCGGGCTTTGGCAATGACGTGTTGCAGGCGATAGTAGGCAAGATTGATTTGATCTACCACGTTCATGCTCTGCTCTACCTTGCCCACGCTTGACATATCGAAGTAGTCAAAGTTAGGCGCAAAGATGTGATAGGATAGTGACGTTTCCTGCAAAGCACTGCGCTTTCTTTTCATGTTGGTAGCAAGGCCAAAGCCGAAAATATAATCGGTGCCCATTACCCATTTGGCCGTATATACCACCTTGACAAGTTTCTGCTTGTCGCCTTTTTCAGGACTTGTCCTTATTAGGTGCACGTTGCCATACTTGTCGACACTTTCCTCATAAGCAAGACTATTGTATGACAACCATTCAATGTCAAGGACGCGCACCTTGCTATCGCGCATGTTGCTTTTTGCCCAGATGTTGATACCGGTAAAAGCGCTCTCACCGTTGACACTTTTTCTTGCTATATCTTCCAAGTCTTTCTCGTCAAACTCACCGCCCGCCATTTCGGCCAAATCCTGAATGTTGATTTCTGTGATTTCGCCGATAAATTCCGCGTCCTTAAAATCCCTTCTTGTCACGCGCGAACAAATCATGTTGGCCGGGTTGACAGGACGGATTTTAATAATGCCGTCTTTGTCAACATATTCCTTGACACCACCGATACCGTAGTCAAACAAGCAGCGCTTTACTTCCGCCCTGACCTGATCCATGTTGTTCATCAGGAATATCTGCTGCATCCACTGCTCCATCTCCGTTGCAAGGGCGTGCTTAAAAGAGTACATCCGCTGTACTTCCAGTTCCTCTAAATCCGCTGGTTCGTTTTCGCGCTGCCTTACCGGGGATATTTCTACCATTTCCGGCGCCGCTTTTTTTAGCGCTTCCCGCATACGGATTTTTGCTTCCTGCTCTTTAAAGTATTGGTCTATTTGCCCTTGAGATTTTGGGTCAATCGGAGTAGCTAAAATATCGTAGTCCGAGCGTTTAGTTATGCTTAGGGCGAGTTCGCGAAATTTGGTGAGCACGGCAAGAGGTGCCCAGTTCATGTTGGAGTATGATGGATCGGGGCTTTCGTCCGCCTTAATGATTTTCTTATAGCGGCTTATGCTTTGCTTAGATAGCGCATAGTCCGTCAGTTCCCGGTACTTGTTACGATTAGAGTATAGCGAGTTCCATCCGCCTGAAGAATAGGACTGCCATGCAGCACGGCAATACTGCAAAGCCCACGCCTTGTCTTTTTTACGCGGGTCAATATTTGCGGATGGAAAGATTGGTTCCATTAAATACTTTGGCGCAAATATAGTGTTATTTTATGGATAAAAAAGAATTTGATACAGAAGGCAGTAAAACAAAAACCCCTTAGCGCCTAATAAGATGCCAAGGGGTTTATTTACGACCCGCACTGGTACGCTGTTCTTACGGGTAGCGTTGCGGGGACTGTTGGTGCAAAGATAAGGATTTTTATGGAGCTGATTTATTTTCCATCCTCTCGTTATGCAATTCGATCCGCAAATCCAAAATCTTTAAATGTCCCTCCATTACGGCGATTTGCTGCTCAAGCAATGCATATTCCGCTTTATTGATTTTAGCTTTATTGATGCGCATGTGCGTTGTTAAACGTGCAATATCTCTATCAAGCAAATCCCTTTTCAGCGTAATAGCCAAAATATTCACTGGCGCTTTTTCTTTACTCTTCATCCTCTTTCTCCTTTTGCGGCACCTTCAAATAGCACTCAACCCAGATAGGGTCAAAATTAATAGGCCAAGTGCACCAGCCATTTTCGACGCCGTGTTGATTGAATTTCAACGCTACTTCTCCGGTTTCTTTATCCGTTATGGATTTTGCTTTCCCGGATATTACGGATACTGAAGCAAGGAGTCCTGCCGTACCAGACATAGCATTGCACTTAATGTGGTGCGAACTGCCAACAACTCTTTCGCTATGCGGACAAAGGTGGCAGGAGTTTTGTTTTGGTTTATTTTCCATTAATCCTTGAATTTGCGAAGTCGGCCATTATGGCAAAAAGATAATTGTCGCTACCTGCATGGTCTAATCCGAACTGATACATTGCACGGACTGTTTCCGCTTCCATGTGTTCATCGCAAAAAGTTACAGAATCTTGCGTCTCTGTCAGCGACACCCTATCCGCTGCCTTAATCAAATCGGACTGCATAAGATTTTCGATAGCCAGATCAATCGCTTGGGATAGTTTTGCAGGTGAAACTGGAAAGTAATCCACCCGGCCTTTGCGCCATTGTTGATAGTTGGTGAGTAGTTCTGCTGCCTGTTCCTTTGTCATTTTGTCCATAACGATGTTTTTGTTTCTACAAATATAACACATCGTTACAACAAAACAAATTTTTATCGCTAAAATAAATCGTCTATCTCAATAATTTTCAACGCCTTTTCAGCGCCTTTCTTGAGTAGGATCTTGCTGTCCGCCAATAGCGTATATCCGGAAGCCATCGCGGCGTCAAAACTTTGCGTGCGCTCTATATCAAAGTTTGCCCAGTCTTTGAGCAAATCCACAAAATACACTTTATGGATATTATCGTAGATGTACTTTTCAATCAATTCGCACATCGCCTGCGTTGTCTTTCGCGAAGCGGCAATACCGTAGTTTTTCTGATTCTTTAACTTAACGAGAAAATTCTGTACCCGCGCATTTTCAAAATACCCCACTAAACCAATTTTCTGATTCTCTATAAGCCCTAAGCACCCGTAATGGAATAGCGTAATAAACACATCCTCATAAAACGCCTCTACTTCAGCAGTTCGATATAGGTATTGCACGACAAACATGTCCGTCACGTCTGGGTTCATAGGATCGTGCTTGCGCTTTATATAAAACGCCCCGTCCGATTTTTGCCTGCCTTCGACTTTGCTATGCGAAAACGGGTCAATGCCGCAGCAATAGAGTTCTTTACCATTCGGCTCATAATCCGTCCTATACCCATAACTCTCACCTGACAAACTATTTTCCGGGTGCGCATATCCTTTTACGCGAAGCCACCGCCCTTTTTGCGTTGGCACCCATTGCACCTCTTTACCATACGTTTTCCAGATGTAGTTACCGCGCTCTACAAATTCATCCTGTCGCCAGACGACGGCATCTATTTGATCTGAAATTTTCGCCGTATCAAAAATGCTTTCCCGGCTTAAAAACCGAAACGCTTCCTCAACGGTAAGCGGTTCCTTTCTAAGCATGGAGTTGTACGACATCACATCATCTGCATACGCCCGGCGCTCGGCAATAATCCTGTCGCGGTTTTTCTCCCTATCCACCATGCCGTACTTATCAAAGTCGCGTGCTTCGTCCGCCCCGATAAAATACCGAAATAGCCCAGTCTTGGTACGCCCGGTTTCGCTATCCAGCTTTAGCTGGTCACTATCCGCATACATCTTTACATAGTCCTCTGTACTTCCCTCAATCTCCTCCACGGTTGAGGTGAGCATCGCCTTGCCCCGGATTTTGCCATCCACGATAAGGCAGAACTTGACAATGTTCCAGCGCTCGTACACATCTACGCCGGGACGGGTTTTAAACACCTCATCCCCCACATAGCGATGCAGCTTCGTTCCGTCAAAAGCCGTCTCGCTACTTGAGCGGTGTTCAATCCAGCCGCCTAAGTAATTGCCGTTTTTAAAAGCCTCGACATCTGTTTGTTTTGGCTTAAACATTAACGTGTTGGAGATATTGTTCAATCGCCTATCATCATGCACGGGCTTAAAAAAATCCGGCATTCGGGAGAACATCCGGATTGCACTATCCTTGAACACTACTTTTTGCGCATCTTCATCTGTCTTTGACTGGATACCAAAATTGGAAAACGGTAGCCGGGTAACGGGTTCAAGTCCAAAGGCCACGCTCATTTGCGTTTTACCCATCCGCCGTTTGGTGAGCAGGATTGTCCCGAAGCAATTAGGGTTCCTAATTACGTGTTCTAAGTACAGGAAAAAGCGCCTGTCCGTTTCGCGAAATGACGGATAACCTTTGTTTCCAAAGGCGGCGATAAAGCACCATTCCAGATAATAGTAATGTAGCCCGGTAATATAAGTAGGCGTCCCGCCTTTACCATTAGCAAACCAACAACCGCCAAGGCGGCGTATCCATGCACTTTGCCTTAAATTTTCTATATCCGGATCAAAGTAGCCCGGATCCTCTGCCCGTTTCAACTCTTCTTCCCTCAACTTCTCCTCATAGTTCTTAGGTAGCCCCTGACGTATCCAATAAAAATCGTCCGTCTCACTATTCTTTTTATCCACCCCCACATACACCATCTGCCTTGTCACCGGGTCATGCACGTACCCTTCAGGCGGTATAGCTACCTCAACCCCTTGTATCACCACGCTTGACCAGCCGACAGGGGTAGGACAAGATACATAAGCATCTTTACCGTCCCCGACAAGCGACCACGGCGCTTTGTCACCACTCAAATTCTTTTGCTCCATAATCTTCGCCTTCTGTCATAGCCCCGACAAGTTCCGGCGACCACGACATTTTTTGTCCGACAAGTTCCTCTATTTGTTTGTCGCCACCGTATATCTTAGCATACAAGCCTTCCAGCTCTTCGCTTGTCGCTTTCATGTATTTTCTGAGTCCATCCTTGACGGTCATGGCGTCCAAGACTTTTTTAGCGTCCATCTTATCGCCTTCTTCGACAATGGCAAACATCTTTTCCACGCACTCGTCAAAGAATTTTTCCAACGCACTGATCCTTGCAAAATCCCTGTTGTGTTGAACGCGCAGCATCTCGGTGACAATATCCACGTACACCGGAATGGACAAAGCAAATATTTGAGACGCCGTATTATATTCTTCGGGCACCGTCAAATCAAAGCCGGCAAGTTTTGCCGCCACCGCTTTGCGCTCCTTTAAATCCTGCACCCGCTTAGGCACCGGAGAATTTGCATCGTACATGTAAGCAAAGTACGCCCCTACCTTCATCTTATTTTTAGCCCCGATGCGTTTCATAGCGTTGAGGGTGTCCAGTCCGGTAGAGGCGTAGTCCTTTGCCTTATATACTTTATATCGCATGTAGCGAAAATCGCCGTCTTTGAAGTATCCCATACTGAAAGGATTGCGTTAGCAATTTTTAAAGTAGCCCATGTTTTACTTTTATACTATTTCGATCAAATCAAATTTCTTATACGCTGGACCTTTGGCGATTTTGTTCGTTATCGGATTTATGGCATACATCCTATTTGACCACGTATAGCCCATGTCCATTCCGTTTTGCTCACAATACCCTTTTATCAAATCCTTGTCCGATGTAGCTTTCGACATGTTGGCCTTATATAGCTCCATCATAAACGGCTTTATTTCGTCCGACTTCGCCATTGTCAGCATAAGTGCCGTTGCTACCCAGAGCACGTCGCAGAGCTCTTCTAATTGCCGCTTAGACCCCACGACGGTTTGTTCCACTTCCGCGATTTCCTCTTTGAGGAGTTTTAAGTACAAATTAAAAGCCTCTACCGGACCATCTTTGAACACGTTAAACTCCTTCATCCAGTAATCCACCGCCTCGATGTGGTTTTGGAAATTCATAGGGATAGCCTCTTCCACCTCTTTCTTTCCCAGAATAGTCTCTAAGATACCCTCTATTTCACTTTTAAAGGTCTCATACCCATTTGCCCCAAAATCGTTCCTCACCGTAAAATCCCCTTTCACCCCGTTTTCGCTTTCGTGATATGCCCAGATGCTTTTTGCCATATTGTCCGTGCGCTCGATCTGAACCACTACCCCGCCGCTATCGCGTATCCACTTCGCCTCATTGTCAAAGCGCACGTCGCTGATAAGCAAATTGCCTTCGCCGTACTTATGTTTGACAATATTGATCCAGATGTCTTTATCAAAATTGTTCCTAAGCGCATTGGTGCCCATCCGTTGCAACACTTCCCGCCTTGCGATTTTAAATACCGGGCACATGCTTTCTTTAAACTCCTTGGTATTCTGCCACGCAATCCCTGTCATTACACTATACGCCTGCTTTAACGCATCCGCAAAGCTCACATGCCTGAACTTCATGTTTGGATAGGCATGGTGCGCAATGAGCGCAGCGGTATCTTTACCGCTACCAATAGCCCCCGAAAACCCGATAATTACCCTTTTACCCATCTCCTTCATTTTTTTGATAGCGAAACACTTTCGCCTGATGTTTACATAAATGGCCTTTAAACCCTTTTTTATACGTATCCGGAAATATCCGCCGCTCCATGTTCTGACTATACGCGCTCACTGTCTTAATGTTGACCTTATACACCGTATAGACAATATCCCGCTCATCGTGCGCCTCTCGAACAATGTCGTTTACTCTTAACTTCTCGCCATACTCGAGTTCAAGTAAATTCTTCATACCGCGTATCCTTATGCAAGCGCATTGGCCAGTCCGTTACGATCGCATCTTTTTCTCCTTGCTGTAAAACAATGTACCTCGAATCCGCCTTTGGTTTTGTCCCGGCTTTTGCGCCATAGTTGGTGTTGTAATACCCTAAAACGGTGTAATCCTTTTCCCCTACCACGATCCGCTTAGGAAGCACTGGGCTCGCTACTGCTATCTGATTCATCTATCTCTGGCATTATGGCAAGAATTTCGCCTGTATAAACAAAATCGTATTTTTCTCCATTAATCTCTATCCACTCTGCAAACTTTTCCAAATACACCACCGTCTGCCCAACATCGTAATGTTCCCGCATCCCTTCGGCACAGGAAACGACAACGCCAAATCCGATGTTTTTAACTTGATTTGGGCTGATTAACACTTTGCTCTCAAACTCCGCTATTTGCAAAGGACGGATAATCGCTTTTCCTGATACTGCCTCAAAGCCTTTTTTAGTATTGACCGCAACTAAATGATGCACCGGGACTACGTAGTAATCGTAATTTTCATCCGAATACAGAAAGTTGTTCTTATCGGTCGCCATGTAAGAGATATAGACTTCGCTATCTAATTGCACCTTTTTAAGGCTCTCTTCTAACATGGCCGCATTTAACATAGCCGTCCCGGTATTGGAAGCAATGCCGAATTGCTTTGTCAGTTTTCCGGGAAGTGCTTTGACTATCCCTTTGGTAGGCCGCAATGTCGTTTCTTCAGTGCCTTTGTTAACGGGTACGATCAATGACGTATTGGAGAACGTTTGTTCTTTTTCAACGGCGATCAAATACTTATTGCTTGGTGTTTTCATTTTCCTTTGTCGTTATGTTTTGGCCTCCTTACAATCCTTTCACTTCCTTTCCTGTAATCGTTCCAGACCATTCCTTCTGAAGTTAAAAAGTATCCATCATCATTAATCGGTTCGCACTCATGGTAAAACCGCTGACCGTCAGGATCCGTAGTGTGATAATTCGCACCGTCCGGCGCTTGATCCCAGTCTATATCTTCCTGATTTGATTGCAGGGCGGCAATAGCAAATTCAATCGCTTCGCAATCTTTTTCGCCTGCAATATTAAGAAGAAGTTTTTTTAAAGTTTTGATTGCTTGTTCCTTGTTCATTTTCCTTTGTCGTTATGTTTCAATTATCCCTATACGCATTCTTTACATCGTTCCCATCCCCGTCTATCATTCCAATAAGTTCCCCTATGATTTCGCAATATCCAAGGCCAGTGTTATCTACCAACCCTTGCGCTTCTACCTTATCCTTGGCAACAATGTGGGGACCGGAATAGTGTTTGAAACTTCCGTCTTTTGGATTGACCGCGCAAATTTGCGTGACGAACAATTTGTATTCCTGATTAATTGTTTCTTGATTCGATAGGTGCCTTATCTTTTGTTGTACCGCCTCTTCTTGTTTTTGGGTCTTTGTGCTTTTTTTTGCTTTTGCTTTTTCGTTTTCTGTTTTTGGGTCTTGCTTTGAAAAATTCAACCTCGCTTTAAAGTTGTAGTTGTGCTCTATCCTTTTTTTGAGGAAGTAGTAGAGCATCGCTTGTAGTTCGTAGTTTTCCTCTTGGGCTTTTTTCGCTTCGCTTTCTTTTTTGCTTTTGTCGTTTTGTTCGTTTTCGTGCATAGGCTGGTTGTTGGATGTGTTGTCCATTGCTTTCGTTTTTTGTGGTGACAATCTCAAAAATCGTATTACTTTATTGGTATTGCTACCTCAGCGAAATCAGAAGAAAAAGGATTGATTCTATCCGTAAACGGTCGAAAATCCTCAATGAACAAATTTTTTTGGGCTTTGGGCGCTCTTAAAGGCTTGATTTTGTTGACCTTAATAGAGGTGAGCATTCCAGATAAAGTGAGGGTTAAGAGGTCGGTCGTTGAACTTGTCCTTTGGTTGCGAAAGCCTAACTCTATGCGGTTGCTCCCCGCATGGATGGTTTCCCCTATGCAAACTAAATAACTCTTATACCGCTTTTTTAAATACCCCCGGTTGAAGTTAGGCAGGTGCGCGTTGCCAAACTGAATGGCTTCGCGCTCGCTGTTAAACATCTTTCCACCTAACTCGTTCCAGCGGTACCACTCAAAGCGTTCCGTCTCTGCTACCTGCTTTCTTATCTGGACTGTCCCTAAACCCATAGCCCAATCTTCGGACTTCAGCGAAAAAGCATAAGCCTTGCTCGTAGGATCGTTAGCTAAAGCCGTACCAATAACAGCTTTGTTTCGCTCCTTCAGAGGAAGGGACTTGATGATTTTTCTTTCGTTTCTCTTTAGCTTATCTTGAGTAAGGCCGCTGGTTAAGGCAGCCTTGAAAACGTGCAACAACAGCCTTCCATTGTAGTGCTTCTCCTTCTTGCTATCTTCCACGTATAGCACACGCTTGCGCTCCCGGAAGCCTTCGATGTGCGCCGAAAGGATGGCTTTAACCCGTAAGATGCCGTTGATGTGGATGTTCCCGTGGCGCACTTTTGTGATCCAGCCCATATCGATTAGCACCTTGATGTGCCGCTGGCTGGTCGAGTAGCCTTGCTTATACTTCTCTGCTACTGCTTTAGCGCCGGAGATGCGACAGATATATCCACTCCTTCCCTTCGCAAGTTCGCGGAGGTAAAGATAGGTGCGGAACTCTTTTTCCAGTTTGTGCCGTACCGCAAAGAGGGCTATATCTGCATCTACTTTGAAAGTCATTGGGGCAAATATACGAAAAGAAAATGAATAAACCTAACGGGAAAGCGGTTAAAAATATGTAACTTTACATTACTAAACTTTGTAAATGGAAACGATTGAGACCACATTTATTATCGATCCGATAGGCAAACCCCGGATGACACAGCGGGACAAATGGAAAAAACGCGCCATTGTGGAGCGCTACTTCGCCTACCGCGACGCCGTTCGCCTTCAGGCCAACATATCGAAGTACGAAATTACCGGGACACTCGATGTGACCTTTTATGTCCCGGCACCAAAGTCGTTGAGCAAAAAAGAACGAGCGCTGCTCGATGGGGCGCCGCATACACAGAAGCCGGATATTGATAACTTAGTGAAAGCCTTCCTCGACTGCTTTGGCGAAGATAAGGCGGTTCACACTTTAAACGCCAGAAAGATATGGACAACAGGTATAGGAAAAATCGTCACGCTATCGCCGCGTGTTTAGGGACTACGTTTCTGATTTGCTTTACCATTGGCATGGGGAAAATAGGATTTGGCAAACCAAAGGTAGCAACAATAAAAAATGTGCATACAAATGAAAATGCCGTACATATTGTAAAGGCAAGCGAGCTTAGCTTTATGGGCGAAGCCTCGCTTATGCATTATCTCAATGCGCATGGTTTTAACATCCCGGACAATACGCCACTACATGAGATGCGACGGGCGTATTTGGCACATGCCTATAGGCCGCTTTTTGATAGCGTAAGCATCCGCACCGCTATTTCTTCAGATGTGCTTTTTGCTTTCTTTATCATGGAAGCAACACGCGAAGGGATCGAAAGTCCGATGTTTGCGGACACTTGGAACCCCGGAGGGGTGAAGTATAGAGGCAGGTTTACGCCATACTATTCCTACGACGATTGCTTTGAAAACGGCAAAAGCGTCCCATGCGCTTTTGAAAATCCGGGCAACTTTGAAAACGCCGTTGAGCTTTGGGCGCAGGTGTTTAATAGTGAGCGCTATTTGCCCTGCAAAAACAAAAACGAGCGCTGCCTTCCTTGCGAAGTCAAATCTATTGAACAGACCTGTAAGTGCCTTGAGGATGCGGGTTATCATACGGCGAAAAGCTATAAGCAGCGCAGCCGGATTGCAAAGTCTTATCGCAACTACTTAAAGTGGTCGCCAGATGCTTGATGTACGGACTGAAAAAGGTAGGCGGGCAGAGCTGCTTGCAAGGGAGGCGGTGTTGAAACTGCAAAAGCAGGGGCAGACGTTTGCTTGGTATCCGGATAGCAATTACTATCCTGTCGATGGGTTTATTGTTCAGGGCAATGATATTACCGCGCTTTTTGAATGTAAGGCAAGGGAAATGGCTTATTCCAATGGGAAGCTGAAATACAAGGGCAGCATCTACGATTCCTTAATCCTCTCTGAATCCAAAATCCTCAATGGCGCCAAAATGGCCAAAGAGATGTGCCTTGATTTTTATCTATTGGCGTACATGACGCTGTCAGGGCACTGCCTTATCTTTAAACTCTACGATTCCAAGAAAGATTCCGTAATCGATTATGAGGCGAAAACCATAAGGACGCAAGCGACGGTCAATGGCGGGGAGGCTGTTCGGAGTAACGCTTTTTTGAAAGTTTGCAATGGAAGCGTGCGTTTGGTGGAAAATTTGTAATGGGATACGGGAGGAATTGAAAGAATTGTAATCAAGGGAAGTTGGGTGGTGTGTTTGTTTATTTAGAATTAGACTGAATAGAGAGTGGTGGCAGATCATCTGATTCCGGGGCGGTCGGCGGCTTTGGGCACTCGGGCGCGCTCGACCGGGTACCCCTGCGTTCCAAAAAATGCGCGAAATTCGACCGCATGACAACGCACAGAGCAAAACCGACATGACTTTATCAAAAAGTCATTGAGATAACTTTTTGTTAATCAATAAGTTATGCTGGCGAAAATTAGACTGGTACAAAATTTGCAATTTTGGGCAGCTGGACGGATCAAAGGGCAAATATATTGCAAGTGCGCGCAGCGCCGGCGTTCATGTTTTTTGGGGTGCAAAAAAACTTCTCCTCATTACAAGTACAACCAGCAGCAGAAAAAATCTTCCTGGACAACATCCGAACAACAGCCAACCAGCAGCAAAAAGGATCTTCCTGGACAACATCCGAACAACAGCCAACCACAACCAACCACAACCACCGGCCAAACCCAGCCACAACCACCGGCCAACCACCCGAACCACCTAACAACACACCTACAAAAATTCAGCCTAAAACCCTTATAAACATTGACTTTTTAAAAAACCTCAAAAAAAAATATACCCCTAACTATTGACAAATAACAAAATGTTACTGTATATTTGCATCATCACTAACAACCACTAAAATAAGTACAATGAACCTTTACCACTCTTTTTTAAAAATCTTCGCCTGGGAAAAAGCCCTTTTAGGAACACAGGTTAACCTTACAACCGCCTACAATCTCATAGAGAGGAACAAAGTGCAGATAATTAACGACCTCGCGAAAGCGCCCAAACAAAACCGCACCGAGACCGCAAAGCAGATAGCCCGCCAAATCATTACCAAATCAATTTAACCACCACTGGCCCCGGGATCAATTCCCGGGCCACTTTTTTAACCACTAAATTTACCAACATGAAACCACAAAACATTATCCGCCTGATTAACGCCGCAACCCTCTTAGCAACTGCCGTTTGTTTGCTTGTAGCGTTCAACGTTATTTAACCACTACAAACCCTACCAATATGCGTAACCTACAATTTACCGGCAAACTTCACAACAAAAATGTAACACTTGTACGTATAAGCAAAGCAGCAGCCCGCAAGCATTACGACGCAGGAGAGCAAATTTTACTTTGTCCCTGCAATCTTGTACCCCTTAGCTCCTGGAACACAGGATTTATTGTAAAACAATATTCTAAGCATCCGACGGACTTTGAAACCTATGTAAATAAATTTACTTTTTACAACTGTAACAACGAAACAGGGTACTACCTAACATTTTACAAAATTATTAACCACTAAAAAACCAACCATGAAAAGAGCAGAATTAACCGCGATCGTCAAGACTGCCGGTATAAAGAAAAGCGCCGGCAGTGTAAACGCGCAGCTCATGCAAATGTACATCCGCGCAACCGGCCAAACTGATTTTAGAACGTTCCTTGACTGGCAGAAAGCCGGATATAAGGTAAAGAAAGGTGAAAAAGCTTTTGGACTATGGAGCCGCCCAGCTGCAAATTTGCAGCTCGAAAAGAACCCAAGCAGCACACCGAACGACGAAGATTACAGCAGACACTTTGTGTGTAACGTCTTCCACCGGGGACAAGTGGAAGAGATCTAATTAACCACAACGCCGGCAAAGGTCAACACCTTTGCCGGCTAAAACCTTAAACCATGATCACAATAAAAGAAATCACAGGAGTAAAGACATTAGAGGGAGTTTACTTCCTGATATCTACTAAAATAGGAAGCAAAAAAACCACCGCTAAACCGGACAAAATTTTTATCCGAGACAAGGTAAGAACAGAGGAAGAGCTAAAAACAGTGCTCCAGGAGGCTATTAACAGCCATTACCAAACCAACCAGCAAAGCCCGTTCAACGCAGATATAAACCCGGATCTATTCCGGGAAAAGTTTAGCCACTTCGCAGGAATCGAAATAGCCGGAAAAAAACCGCACACAAGTTGGGCACAAATCGAACAGGCTTATTTAAAAGCATTCGAGAAAGCGGAATTCCTACAAGCAAATTTATTTTAGGTAAATATTTGTTACTATCAATATAAAATCCTACCTTAGAGTTTTTAACCACTAAAACGCAATTCATGGAAGATTCCAACGCTTTTAAAATGGCCGGCCAACTGCCGCAACCTTACAAAGAGTATGCAGAAAAAAAACTGCAAAAGCTTTTCTCATACATTGAAAACAGCGACAACCCGCAGCGCACAAAAACTTTGTGCCTGGACCCACTTGACGCACTGACAAAGGAAGAGTTTGAAAAGCTTATCAAGGAGTGCCACCAATACGAAAACCACTAAAACAAAACAATTATGAGCAAATTACTAACAGCGCTCGAGCAGGAAGAGGAACGCGGAAACCTGCCGGAAGGAGCCACCGAAGTCTATAAAAAGACGCTTGAAAAATTCCCTGAAGGGAGATTTGTGAAGCCGTACAACTCCGAGAAGTCAGACGATTATACTATTTTTTCCCACTTGGAACAATTCGGACTTGTCGCAGCGCTCAGGGTTCCGGTAAATAGCGGACTACAAAAAGAAACCTATTTTGTTTACCGGCACGATTTGGAATACAAACAATACTGTATTTAATAACCACAAAACCATAAAACAATGGCCTACATTTCAAAAGAGGAAGTACAGGAGATCAGGGAACGGCTAAAGAAAACTTTTCCCGCAATAAAATTTGGACTTCGCCGCAAAGATTATTGCTGCATAGAGTTGACGATCAAGAGTAGCCCGTTTTTTGCCGACATCACATACAAGCAAGTAAATATTTACAGCGTTGAGAGCACATACGCAGGCGAAGAACTAAAATTTTTGCGCCAAGTAATAGGTATTTGCGGCACTTCGCACAACTTCTCAATTCCGCCCGCAGATAGGGAGTTTTCCCATTGACGAAGCTGGAAACATGAGACTCGCAGGTAAAGCGGATTTCGATTTATTAGGCGTAAATTTTCAGCACTACGCAAATGACCCGCAATATTTGCACGCTGACAACGTAAAAGGCTAAACCATTTTTGCCGGCCTATGGATAGGGACAACGGTTTAAAGCCGTTGTGTTGGGTTCGATTCCCGGACGGCACCCAATTTATTAACCACTTAAATTTTTACTTTATGGAAACGACAAAATTTGTAAACGACATTACGGAAGCTATCAATGAAATGGGCAGTTCCGAGCTTGTTGAGCTAAACAACCGGTTTTGTGAAATCGCCAATTACCCAGACAACGTAATTTACGAAAATGACAGTGATTTTTTTAGTCTTTTCGGTTCGGTTGAGGACTTTGCTAAAAGTATTGGCAGTGAATACAGTTACCGACATGACTACGTGACATTTGACGGATACGGAAACCTCGAGAGTTTTAGCACCGTAACAACCCGCGAACTCGTAGATTTACCCCAGACAATGGCCGAATATATTGCCGAAAATTGGGAAGATTTCAGCGACCTGTTTGAGCTCGACGTAGAGGACTACGAAGAGGAAGAGGAAGAGGAAGAGGAAGAGGAAGAGGAAAGCGAAGAACAAAAGTCAAAACGCAGATTCGCAAAATTGATAATAAATAAATGGAAAGAGGATAAAAAGAAAGAGGAAAGCGAATAATCTTTTTTTCCCGGCATTGAACGGCAATTTTAACGGGTTCGAATCCCGGCCGGGACCTAATTTATTAACCACTTTAAACCATTTAACATGGAAAGATTTTTTTGCGACTCCTGTAAACAAGAGTTAACCAAGCCGACGGACGGCGCAGGCACCGGATACGGCATTAACGGCGACGGCAAAAAGGTTTGTTATTCTTGTTGTGCTGAAGAGGACAAACAAGCATTGCGAAGCCTAAAGCCCGGCCAAAGAATGAGCATGTATTTTACGGGCAAAGAGGTTACTAACTGGCCCGGCTCTTTGTGTATCCATGCAGGTAGCTATAAGATTAAACACAACTTCGCCCGTACTGCAAGAATGGTTTATTTCACCTTTGAGGGCCGCGAATTTTACGGCCGTAATATTGGTGATATGGAGCTGTTTTCTTTTACCGTTAAAAAATCCAGATAATGAAAAAACAAACATTTGACCGCGCAATAGTCGCAATTATTGCGCTCTTGCTTTTCTTTATTCGTTAACCACCGCCGGGGATACTTAAAAGGTATTCCCGGCAAAACTATTTTATCTATGAAATTTCAGGAATTTATCCAAGCATCCGAACAACTTACAGAGACTTTACACGCTTTTTCACTGCCTACAAGAAACGCAATTAGGGATATTGAAAACCGGATCATTCAGAGCGAACCGAACCAGATTCAGGAATGGAGCCAGAGCCAGCACCGGGAGGCGATACAGAGGGCAAAACAGTACTTCGACAAAAAAGGTATTGAGTACATAGCCTGTTAAACCAGCCACAACCCGAACACCTGTAAAGATTTTTTTCCCTTTGCAGGTGTTTTTTTATCGCTAACATTTGTTTATCAAAATAGAAAATGTATATTTGTGTATTGTTAACCGCTAAAATTTCAAGTATGAAAACTTACACTATTGAGGGCGCAACGTGGGCACCCCGGTTTATGCAAAAATTTTGGTTCACCGCCGCAACAGTGCGAGCCAAAAGCAAGGCAGAGGCGTTGAGGGAGTTCAAGGAAACGACTGCAAGGGGCACCGACTCAAACAGCGAAAATGTTACGTGGGTAAATGTCCATGCCCCGGAATATGTGTCTTACAGGGTAAAGTTGCAGCACTGACCCCGGCGCCCCGGAAGTTTCCGGGGATTTTTTTAACCCGACCGGCCAACGGGCAATAGCCACGGGGCAGGTCACAATCGTTAACTTTTTAAAAAAACAAAGGCAAATGAAAGCACAACAATTAAGAGAGTACACCAGATGGATCGCGGACAATTACCGTCCGTGCCGCGCAGATTTAAACCTGTGGGAGTCAAAAGACGGAACGGCAATCGTAACCGGGGAACTCCCGCCTAAGTATTACCTGAAATCCAAAAGGCAGAAAGCAAAAGGGGTTTTTGGGTTTTTGGCAAGGTTATTGCCTTTCCTAATTTTGCCCATCCTGCCCATTAAACCAACTGCGCAGGACACGGCGAGAATAGACACGGGGCGCGTCACTACGGTGAGCAAACCCCTCGCCCCTGTCGCCGTCTGGGTAATCCGAAAAATGCCTAAACAATGAGGGTATCATTGAGTCAACTATGCAAAACCGTTGGGCACGACCGTTTGGCCGCCCGACGGTTTTTAGAGCGCCGGGGCGTTTTGCCGGACAAAGAGGGGCGCGTTGGTATTGATGATGCAAAGGTTCTTTTAGAGCATATTGCAGAAAGGACAACCGATGCAGACACAAGGGTAAAGGCTAAAGAAACGCTAAAGAAAATTAGTGGACCCTATAGCGAGGACTGGGCGAAAGCCTTAAATCTATCTGAAGAAAACCCGACGATTGAGGACGCTGAAGATGTAAAAATAGAGATAGAAAAAGAAACTAAAACAGCAAATGAAGTTAAAATGGAAAAGCAAAATTTAAACATTGGAATGGCATTGCTCATCAATCCGGTGACGGCCATGATTTTCACCCTTTTCGCCCTGCTGGGACAGGCGTATCTCTTTGCGCACTTAGCGCACAAGACTTTTGAGAGTATTAACATTCCTGCGCCATTCGGATTTCACTTTATCATGGCATTGATATTTGAATGCACCGGGATCCTTATCGCAGCCTCATTCAATGAGCGCAAAATAGGCGGTGAGCTTGACGGTATCCCTGCCCGCTCTATCTGGCTCTTTGTGTTTTTTGCGGTGCAGGTCATAAGCGACCTTTGTCTCTTTGGTGTTATTACCAATAGCGCTATCGGGACAATTATCGTAGCTTTGGCAATGCCTATTGCGCTGCTTGGATACGCGAATTTGTATATGGAAGAAAACAGGAAAAAGATATGACACTTGACGATTTGTTTAACAGCTACTTTGAGGAGAACACCTTAGAGAAGCGCACGATGGTTAATTACCGTGCGGTGCAGGTGAAGTTGCAGATGTATGCAAAGGTATGCGGTGAAGAACAACCCGACCTGACGCAGTGGGATATATTGGGTGTACAAACAGAGCTTCGCCGGGAGCGCATCAAAGGCTTTCAGGATTATATCCGGGGTTTTCTATCTTGGATAAAAGAGTTCCACAATATCGCATCCGCTACGAGGCGAAATTATTTTGTCATCATCCGCACAATGGTAAACCATGCCAAAAACGGATATGGTATTATGCTACAAATGCCAAAAGAGCCGCGTGCCCCGAAGCACGATGCAAAGTTGGTGTTGTCTGATTTAGTTGTGCGCCATATCCTAACAATGAACCCCGGCAAGCATTGGGGCGTGCTAATTGCAAAACTCGCTTTGTACACCTGCTGGAGGATTAATGACTTACTTGCCATTGAAACAGACGACATACAATATGGCACCTTTATGGGGCAGCCGTGTATGTATATTACGCGCATGACCAAAAAGACGAAAAAGGTAATGAAAACCCCGGTGCCTGTTAGCCTTATCCGGGAAATCATGCGGCGCTATCATGTATCCCCCGGTGAAAAACTACTCAAACATCCGGCAGGTCTTGTACTTACAGACAACCGCTGCGTTGAACTTGTCCGGGCAATGTTGAACAGCGATCAGTTTTTAAGGTCACAAACCGTGACCGGGCTAAACGTGGACGGTAATGTGGTGCAAACGCCGTTATACAAAGTACATAGGCCAATGCACCTTTTCCGTTCTGCCGGGGCTTCGTACCTCATTCAGCGGGGCATGACGCCGGAAAGCGTCGCGAGGTGGTTTACCGGGCATGAGAACAAAAAGGTGCTGAATGACTACTATGTAACGACAGACAATTTCACAGGTGCAAAGGAATTATTTCAGGAGCGCTTTATTTTGCCACACCTGAAGGACGCGGACAAATTGCAGGATATATTTGATAATTATGAAGAACCACAAAAAGTCAAAGGAAAATGGTTGCGACCATCATAGCGGTTTATTTAGTAGGCGTCTTTACCGGCGCCGCCTCAATCCTAATCGCCGTAAGACAATTTCAGGAAGGGCCGCCTACGAGCGGGTATTAGCGAATGAAGCGATTCTTAGGCGAAACAAAGAAGAACATGCGTTTTGACCTCATATTCGTTTACTTCAGGGGTAGGCAGGTGCACGTTGCGACCGTACAAAAGCTATTGTGCCTCAATTACCCGCACCTCATAATGAGGTATGTGGTCAAAACAGAAGTAAAAAAAGGTATGGTGATTTGCCATGTGGACTGGCAGGGGATATTTCAAAGTAAATTTTTTCAAATCTTAATACACGATTTAACCAATGACAAAGAGAAAAACATCGAGGGATAGGATTAACCAGTTAATCCGGGACTGCAACGACCTTGGAATAAGTTTTCAGATAGAAAGCGATGTAAAAGTCGCAGACGATTTAAGCTATTGCATAGCGAAGGCTACCATCACTGTTGGCGAACAAAAAGTGCAGGGCACAAAGTTGATGTACAGAAAGCCGGACGTGGACGGCATCAAAGACGCTACATTTGTAGCGGCGGCAGAGACGATTGCCATTGGCCGGGCGATAGGTTTCTTTTTTGAAGAAGAAGAAACCGCAACGCAGGAAGAATACGACGAACTCGTCCTTATGACCTGCAAGCGCATCATGGAGCTATATAACATAAGCTACTCCGGGGCGCGTCAGTTTGTCAATGATATACAAAACGAAGATTTGCGAATCAAAGGGCAGGTCTATCTGGAAGGGTTGCAGACCAGAGAGGCGGTGAAAAAGGCGGGGATATGATAAACGAAATAAACGAAACAGCAGTAATGCAAATCAACGGCGTTTCCGTTCCATACATTGACCTTAGCGGCATGACGTCTCAAGAGTGGGATGTTTATCGCAAAGGCAGTGTACGGATAGGCGGTAGCGAAATTGGTACCGTGCTTGGCCTCAACCTGTACGAAGATCCAATGACCCTTTTCTTTAAAAAAACAGGTTTCCTGCCTTCCGACTTTGTGCCGAACGAACACACCGAGGGCGGGCACTTGGATGAAGCCGCCGTGCTTACACGACTTGAACACTACGACGGATTTTCTTGGGCGCAGCACTTCCGGGACGGGAAAAAGTTTAGGAGGATTGAAAAACCCAACGTTACGTTCCTACCAAATTCCCATCCCTATCTGGCGCTCAATGTGGACGGGCTTATTGAGGATGACAAAGACTATGAAGGGACAGGCGTAGCTGAAGCTAAAAAGATAGGCTTCAAGTCCTTCCAATCCTACCCCGGCAACTGCCCGCCTGCCTACTTAGCGCAAGTGACAAGCTACATGTTGGGCTTAAATGCACCGTTTGGTCGCATTGCCTTACTTGAGGACGGCGTCCGCTTACATGTCAGGACACTTGACAGGCGTATGGACGGGTTTGACAGCTTTGCAGAACTCATAGAGACTGTTTGTCCGAGGTTTTATCAAGCCGTTTTGGATGGCCGACAAGTAATGTCGCTGGATATGGAACTTGACGACAAGCGCAATCTATTCATGGAGGTGCTCGCCGAGTATAGCGACGTTATCCGGGTGACAGATATGTCAAAGGCGGCAATCGAAGCTGTCGCGCCCGATGGGAGAAAGGGGTTTATCCGGACAAGCAAATTTGATGAGCTATTTTTGCAATACGAACGAAGCATTGAGGAAAAACGCAAAGCAGAAAAGGAACACGGCAGGCTGGAAAACGAAATCCTTATGGCGATAGTGGAAAACAATGTGCTTTCAATAGAGGGTACAAGTCATAAGGTAAACTACAACAAACGGTTAACCTTTAAACGCATCTAAGATGGACGAAGAAAAGGTACTTAAAGCGCTCATAAAGGTGGCAAAGAAAGTTTTTGCCGCAGGACCGGGCGTCTTGCACGGAACCAATGGCGCCTATTCGGGAACAAGAGGTGCCGTTGAGATAGGCACAAACGAAATGCCGCGCGTGATTGTCGTAGGCATTGCACTTGGCGTTGGGATCAATCCTTTATCAATGGGGGACGAGAGCGCTTTAGACTTAGGGGAGACGCCTCAACAGATAACGAAGAACGTTGGTAGCTTAAAGAAAAAGTACGACTTAGCGGCCAAGGAACTGATGTCCGGGAAGCCGCATGAGAGCTTTAAGATTTATGCCTTAAAGCACAATCAAGTGGCGAGGCGTTTTAACGAAGCGTTGGGAAACCGGATAACGCCGGATTTTCCGTATCATTTTATCCGCGAAAAAGAAAAGGGCGACTATGACGATTAAGGAATATGAAACCGAGGTCGCACTGCTTATGGAGCGCTATCGAAACGAACTCGAAGCGCTTCAGGAGCGGTATAAAAAAGAGTATAATTTGTACAAAACAGGCGATTTTTGCCGGGACACAAAGGGCTTTAAATGCCACTTCATTGTTACCGGGGTGCGTCACTTGACAAACAAAGGGGAAATCTACACGCTAATTGACGGCGTGACAACAAACCGACATGGAGAAGAACATAGAGGAAGTCGCAAGGACACCTTTCGAGATACCGAAATTCGACTTTTACGTCCTGCTTGAATGCATTGCAGATGTGCTCATTAGCCGGGCAAAAGAAAGGGCAGATAAAAAAATCAAATTGATAAGCGCTTCGATTAGATTTTGTTATGTTTGCCATGCAAGTCCGAAGATGAAGGTACGGTACAGGAAAATAAGCGGTCGTATCCATCACATCTACTGGGAGCACTACGCCGGGCTTTGGGGATTTACCATGCGCGACGTGGATTTAGCGGCCAACGCAAAAGTGGATGGATTTTTTTGTCACGCTTGTGAAAAAGAACACGGGATTATTGAAAAGCTAAAGGCCAAGGCTCAAGAGGCCGGGGTAAAAATTTCGCTAAACTTAGACAAACGTTATGGCAGAGGAAAATAATAAAGAGCTATTCGACGCCGTCTTTGACCCAAAAGAAGGGGTGCCCAAGTTTCCGATCAGTGCCGAAGGTTGGGCAAAAAAATTAGTCAAAGACTACGACGTCAGGCAGATAAAGGAAATCCTGATGTTGCACCATTCCGGCGTACTCACCCAAGCGGTAGCAAAAGCGCTGGAGGTTACAGAAAAAATCCCATTCGAGGTATTCTGGGAAGCCTATGCTTTTAAAAAAGGCAACAAGACGGGCACGATGAACCAGTGGGATAAGTTGTCTTACTCCAAGCAGGAGTACATTATCAATGTGGCTCTGCCTAAGTACAATCGCTTCATTGACGTGTCCGGTATATCCAAGTGTCAGGCGATTGTGTACTTGAGACAGCGGCGCTATAATGACGAGATACCGGACAAGGATCAAATCGCTAAGTTTGCAAAGACAGTGGAGCGGTTTTTCAACGAGTATCTGGAATGGAAAAAGAAATACCCAATTTACAATCCGGAATCCTTTGATACCCTATTCCGGGCAACGGAGGCGTTCATGTACCGCTTTCCAAATATGCAGCCTATTGACGTTTGCGGCGTGCTCAAATGGATGGTCAAGACTTGGGAAAGCCAATACCGCCATTTGATTAAGCCGTCACGGGCAATGAATATCGGAAAGTGGCAGGGGTATTTTACTTCAGCTTCGTATGAAATTGAGATGCTAAAAAGGGATGCGCAAAGAAGGAAGGTGACGCAAGCGGAAAGGGATGTGAATAGGGAAAGGCCGAGCGAAGAAGAAGAATAGCACTAAAACCAATGGCAAATGAAAGCAGATATTTCAAAGTACTTTTTTGAACAGACCGGACACCATACGCCTATCCCTGACGCAAGCGGGGAGAACGTGAAAATCCGGTGCCCGTATTGTAGTAGTACAAGGCGGCACCAAGCGGATAGGAGTATGAGTGTGAATATTAAAACCGGGATGTACAAATGCCACAACTGCCAAAAGTCCGGGGTGGCATTGAGGAGAAAGGAGGAGAAAGTCTATAAGCGCCCAAGTGTTACCAATACCGAGCTGACAGAAAAAGCGCGTTGGTTTTTCACAATGGAGCGACGCTTGCCAGATAGTGTAATTGAAGGGAACCACATAGGCAGCGGGTATAGTCCGACAAAAGGTGAGTACGTAGCTTTTAATTACTATCTGAATTTTAAGCATGTCAATACCAAATACCGCTCCATATCGCAAAAGGCGTTTTCTATGGAGACCGGGGCGCAGCTTTGTTTGTACAACGGGGATTCCTTAAAGACGGCCAAAGAATATGCTATCATTACCGAGGGCGAAATGGATGCTTTGTCGTGGATGGCAGCGGGGTTTGTCTTTACGACAAGCGTTCCGAATGGTGCCGCCAACAACACCGCCTATTTAGACCCGCACATAGATGATTTTGAGCACATCGAAACCATCTACATATCCGGCGATCAAGACCCGGCAGGGTATAATCTATCCCTTACCCTTGCCGATAGGATAGGTCGGGAGAAATGCCGCCTCATAGGTTTTCCGGTAGGTATAAAGGATGCAAACGAAATCTTACAAACGTACGGAGAAGAGCAAGGAAAAGCACTTTTACGTGAATGCTTTGAAACGGCACGTCCTTTCCCGGTTGAAGGGGTAGAAACAGTGAGCGATCACTTAGACGAAAGCTATACCTACTTGGTAAGCGGATACCCCGAAACTTTGGATATAGGCGTTCCGGGGCTTTGCATGTTGATGTCGCTATTTCCAACTGAAGTAACAATCATTACCGGGGCACCGGGCAGTGGTAAATCCAATCTGGTTGACGCCATGATGGTCAACCTGATGGATAAGCACGACATGCGCATGGCCGTTGTGAGCGCAGAAAAATCAACGCCGCTACATATTACCGGGCTCGTTAAGAAACACTGTCAGAGCGCCATTGTGGACGGTCAGGAAGCTATACGCGCTTTGGAAAAGCTCAACGATTATCTTTACTACATATCCGGCGATGGCCTCTATAAATTAGAGGATATACTTGAGCGGGCAGAGCGATTGGTAAAAACGCGGGGCATAAAAGCGCTTGTAATTGACAACCTGTCTTGTGTCGATCAGAGCGGATATGCAAGTATAAGCGATGGCGCAGCTACGATGATGGCCAAAATCAAAAGCCTTGCAAAGAAATACCGGCTAATCGTTTTCTTGGTAGCGCACCCGCGAAAGCTACAAAGCAATGCCAATGGCTTTGAGCTTCCTAATGGATACGATATTTTAGGCAGTAGCCACTTTTACAACTTGGCCGACAACATTATCGCAATGGCGCTAAGGGACGACTGCGTAGAGGTGGCGACGCGGAAGGTAAAGAATATGGAATTTGTATCGCCACTTGGAAAATTAGGCGTCCGGGAATTGGTTTTTGACCGTTCGCGGGGCGGGCTATACCGGACGGTAAACGGCGAGGAACTTGAAAGGCGAAAGCAAAAAGAGGACGAGGTCTTTGATTTATTCTAACTTTAAATTATCTTTGTGGAAAACAGAAAGGGTATGACAGAGGCAAAAAATCCCAGCCGGGATGCAACGATTTTTGTAAACGACGATGAACTCCTCAAATTTATTGAGGAGGAAAAGCAAAACGGCTTATCCCAAAAAGAAGCATGGGAGAAGTACGAAGCTATCCGCCGCTCGTACGGGGCAAAGCGTAATAGGTTCAAGACTATTCAGAGCTTCAACATGTGGAAGTCCCGCTACTTGACCACTTGATTTTTTCATTTTTAAATATTTTCCTTTATGTCGAATTTCATTATTGAAGCGCCTCAAGAGGGCGATCGCGCAGAGCGCAAAGCGAACGGGCTACCGCCGTTTAAGGTGCTCAACTACAAGTCCGGCAAGACCGGGGAGCTGTACGCAAAGACTGCGCATGAGAAGAACATCGAATACTTTGCAAACGGCGATGTGGGATTTTCCTACTATGATAAGGAAATCGGAACCGTGAACATCAAAGAAGGCACGTTCGCTTTACTTGGCATGTTCTGGAAGCTCAACACCTATACCGGGGGCAAAAAAGACCTTGACCGCTGGTCGTCCAACATGGTGCTGGACATTAAGCGCGACGAGATGCAGATTTACCGCAATGGGGAGCCGACGAAGTTCAAGGGTATTTACAGAGATTTGAAGGATCAGAACATCTGGACAAAGGAAACAAAGATCGGCCTGTTTTGGGTTGTGATGGAACTTACAACCGAGAAGCTCTACGCCATTGAGTTGACCAATACCGTGAAGAACGGCGTAAAGCGTGCTGTCCTTAAAGCATATTCAAAGCCTATCAGTGCACAGTCCATTGAGCGCGAGGGTTTGTACGGGTTGTTTGACAGCCCCGACAACTTCCACACATTTGCACTGATGGGCTGTAATCTTGCTAACGATAAGGGTATGCCGTACAAAGGCGAGAAAGGAGAGGGCGACGGCTATTTTATGCCGCACTTCCAGTGTGGTATTTTACGCCGGGAGAAGGCGCCAGAGATCGCCGCAAAGCTATACGAAGCCCGCACAGCTTTCTTTTCCGTACTTGAGGAACGCATGGGCGCAAAAATAGAAACCGTCAAGGAATCTTTTGCCAGTCGCTCTGAAGTAGAAGAAGAAGAGAGTCTAAGCGATTTGCTAAAAAAGCACAACGTCGCACCGGGATACAATGTAGTTGCATCCGGAGGTACCGCTACTGCACATGCGATTGCCAACGCCAAGCGCGACCCGTTTGCGGACGATGATCCGAACGATTTGCCATTCTGATAATTGCTTCATTTGCCAATACGTTGCCTATGTGGGTGAAAGCCCGCATAGGTAGCTTTAAAACCAAACTGTATGAACGCACCATTTAAGTTCTTAGATGCAGAGGAACTGGAAGCCCTGCTTATGAGTTCCGACACCAAAACACTAAAAGACGTGCAAAGCGTGGACGGGAACTATCACATGTTTAGCCATGTCCAACCTTTGAGCGGCGGCGAGCTGCTTATTTTTCAGTACTACGTTCCAAGTTTAGATGACGAAGATGATGAAGGGGTGTTACCAGACAACATCTGGAGCCGCATATTTATAGGCCCCTCATTCGGAGAAGGAACGCAAGTCTTGCAACATGGGATGCTTACCTTTCCTTTAATTGTGGTCAACGAACACAACGCCAATAGCATTGTTGAAATCGTAAACGACGGGATTGTGGCCTTCGAGGTCAATGGCGATAGGGAACTCGCAAAAAATACGTATCTTTGGATGAAGAAAACCCCGGTAGAGGGCGTATTTCAGCGACTTGGCGAAGAAGTAATTGCGGCGTACATGAACGGATTAATGGGAGGAGAGGCAAAGAAATTCCTAATCAATACAGAGAAATGAGCCTTGCAATCAAAAGAAAGTTCGTCACCGATTTGCGACCCTTCGCAATCCAGACACAGAACAAAACCGGGATTGCCGCCGACTTTATCTTAGCTCAAGCGGCGCTGGAATCCGGATGGGGCAGAAAGGCACCGGGCAATATGTACTTTGGGATCAAAGATACCGACGGCGTAAATGGGAACGAGCAACTCTTGACTACAACAGAGTTTTCCCGCAACCCTAATCTGAAATTCCCGGTTATCTTGAGCGTCACTAAAGAAATCCGAAAAGGCGTTGAGTGGTTTCGCTACCGGGTACGGGATTATTTTCGAAAGTATAAGACGCCGGAAGAAAGTTTTACCGACCATGCGCAGTTTTTCCTGAAGAACAGACGCTATCGAGAGGCGTTAAAGGTGCGAAGCGATCCTTATGCTTTTGCTACCGAAGTGGCGAAAGCAGGGTATGCGACAGATCCGGAATATATTAAGAAACTCCATTCATTAATCAAAGAAATTCAAGGGCTATGAGCGAAATGATTAAGCGCAAAGACGGTAGCAAAAGCCGACGGGGACTTTGGGACAATATTAGGAAGAAAGCAGCGGAGAACAAGAGGACCGGGAAGAAAGGCAAAGCGCCAAGCCAAGAGATGCTTGAGCAGGAGCGTAAAATCAAAGCTAAAAAGAAATGACGTTACTTGCATCTGCATTCTTTGTTATTGCGCTCTTTATAGCTATGACAATCATCGTGACGCGGGAAAAGAAAAGCGTCGAAAAAGATGAAAAAAATAGTGACAAAAGTTTGTACAAATAAAAAAATGTGCTACTTTTGTAATGCGGGGTGCATACCACGGGGGAGCTTCACTTTCTTAATGGTGATAGAAAGTTGGGTTTAAACGCAGCAAGCTCTTGTGTCAGTGGATACCTTGTAAAATGTTCTGTGTTGCAGAACACGGAGGGCTTTAAGGGTAGGCTTTTGGCAGTGTATGGCACGGAACATTTTTTTTGGAAAAAAGGAGCTTTCTCATAATGGTTTTAGTGGTTAGTTGCAGGGGTTAATTGCCCCTGCCTTTTTTGACGAGTACGTTTTTTTCATATATGGTTTTTAGTGTTCCGTTCCGCCGGGCTGAAGTGTCCCGGCTTTTTTCGAGAGTGATTTGTTATATCATAGTTTTTGGGATTCTTGGTCATGCCGCCGGGTACCTTTTGTGCATTCGCACACTCGGCGGCCTTTTAGAATTGGGGCGTATATTAATGGTAGATTTCCGGGCTCATAACCCGGCCGGTGTAGGTTCGATTCCTGCCGCCCCGACAGAGTTTTTATGGGTTTAATTTGGGTGAATGACGCCGCCAGTACTCCTACGCTGGCGGCTTTTTATTCTAAAGAAATGATTAGTACAGAGATAAGATTGCCCAGAGACGGGCAGGAAATAACTTTTACCGCTGCCTATGAGGATGGCGATTTGAAATATACTGGTAGCCACTTTGGTGTTTACAAAGATGGCAGGTTCTACGCCTTTTGTGGGACGGATAAGCAAGGGCCGAGGTACAAGGAGGTTAAAAACGTCCTCAACTGGAAAGGCATTCATTCAGAATAAAACCAATGGCATGAAAATGTATCAAGTAAACACCGGATATATGGGCACCACTGCCTACAAGATATTCGAAGTTGAGGTAGAGCGGGCAACAACCCACTTTATCACAATCAAAGGACAGAAGCACAAGACTGCAAGGTCAAATGCTTATAGCTACTTTGCCGAAACAAGGGAGGATGCGCTCAAATGGATAGGGGAGCAGCTTACAAGCAAGTTGAGCAGGGCAAGGCACAATAAAGAGCAGGCGGAAAAGGATATTGCCTATTACGAAAAAGAACTCAAAAACCTGAAGGATGGAAAATTCTAATAGTGTTATACTAATAGATCATGCCGGAAGCGACAATAGTCACGCCATTGCTGCGTGGGCTTCTACTTTCTTAGATGTCAATGCGCCGATGCCGGACGACCCCAAACAGCGTGTTGATGCACTGGTAAACAGCATTCAGTTGAACGGCAAGAAAGTACGTTCTGTAGAGGGTCTTTTGCGATGGTTAATGGATCCGTCGCACGACCCACACACATCGCCATTCCGGGCAAGCTACTTTCAATTTATTACGGTGACAGATATTGCGACGCACATTCAGTTTTTAAAGCATTCTGTGGCGATGCTTGCGGAGAATGCGGAAAGTGCAAGATATAAGGAGTTGAAGGAGGATAAGTTTTACCTTCCGGCAGATTGGCTTAATTACGGCGACGAAGGCCAGTATTGGCACGAACAACTATGGAAGCATACGCGACAAAGCAACAGGCTGTACCATGCCTGCCTATCGCAACTTATCAAGGCGGGAATGCCGAGGGCGCGCGCGAAAGAAACGGCCAGATATTTTAAGACGTACAATTCTCAAATCAACTCCTCAAAGATATTTAACTTTGACGGATTGATGCAGGTGTACTTTAAGAGAAGAAAAGAGAAGAACGCACAAAAAGAGATTAGCGATTTACTTGATCAAATGGTGCAATGTGTCAGGGATATTCCCGGAAACCCATTCAAGTATTCCTTAGAAGCATTCGGGCTATGATAGATTATTTTAAGGTTGACTTTGTAACAGGCAGAATGGAGCCAGTAAAGGCAAAACCATACGGAAAAGAGGAAATACTGATTGGAAACTCAAGATATAAGAGGGCGCCAAACATAAGAGACAGGCACGCTTCGTACCATGTTTCGTATTACAAGGCAAAAGACGCACTTATATTTTATTTGCAAACAAAATACGATCGCCTTACTTCAGAGGCGAAAGACGTAGAGGCGCAACTTGAATTTGCGAAGTATAACTATTAACCATACATTTGGTTTTTGTTGGCAGTCGGGCGGGGCAATGTTTGTCCCGCCTTTTTTGTTTATATTTGCGACACATAAGCAAGTACTATGGATTTACTGGAAATCCACCGCAGGATAAGGTTGGCGCTAAATAAAGACATTACGGGCTACTTGACGTCCGGGGAGATCGATATGGCGCTCGACAGGGCGCAGCTCATGGAGGTTCGTCACCTATATGGAGATGATAGGCGCCTGCCCAATAGTCCACTTGCTTATGGTATGACGTTGAAAATACACGCAGATTTAACGCCGTTTAAACGTGCTGTCGCGTTCAACTCCAATACATACAACGAAGGCTCTAATGCAACAGGTACCGCTCCTTTAGGGATAATGGTATTCCCGGCGGATTATCTATACCCTATCGCTATTACGGTAATAGATAACGGCATTCCGAGGACAGTGAAAATTGTCAGCGAGGATGAAATAGGCCTAAGGCTTGCAAGCACTATCAGAACGCCGACAGCATCACGTCCGGTAGCTATTATTGGAGGCGCCGATATTAACGGTACCTTTCTCGTTACAGGAAAAGGCAGGGCGCAATTATTTCCGGAGAGGGGATACAATGCAACACTTTACTATTTAATGCGCCCACAAGCGCCTATATTGAAAGGTACGGTAAATGGCAGGACGTTTACTTACGACCGGGCAAATACAATACAGCTACAATGGCCGGACGCCGCAATAGACCGCATTATCGAGCGGGCTATCGCCATCCTTGCAGAAAACTTACAAGAGGGGGAGATAGGGAATAACAACTACAATAAAGCACAGCAATGACGCTCAAGAAACTCGCCGAACAAATACTATTAAGGTACAAAGGTTCCCGGCCAACGGCAGATACCGACTTGGACGAACGGGAAATCTACGACCTTATCATTAAGGCGATCAATGCGCAAATCAAGCTGGAGCAATTCAACGTCAACCTGCCTCAATCAGAGCGCTATGTGCCCAATGCCGGGCTCGCAACTTATACGGTAGATGTTACTTCCGATGCAGGATTGGTTTATTCTGAAAAAGTATGCGCCCGGTTTGGAAAACTTGGGTCAACGGCCTTTGCTTGGTCAACACTTGATGGTACGCCGTGGCAAACAGAGCGGGGCGAAAACTGGACGGTCGATGGGTTTGGTAGCACAACCATATCGATCACTGACAGGCAGGCATATTACGAAATACTTATCACCGGAATGGCGCTTCCAAAAACACGGACGGCACAGGAACTTGAAAACTTCATAAAGGCAGGCAAAGAAAATTCGATTTTTAAATTAATAGGCGTACAAGACACAACGCCAAATACATTTGCGGTTCCGGGGATGCAGGATATTGTTGTCACAGACACGACAATTAGTTTTAAGTATTATGTCAATCTCGCAAATACCATTGACGAGACACTTATTCCGGTGATTGGCACGACAACAGATTTGTTAAAAACGCAAACATACCAAGAGTTTATTGTTGATTTTGAACGATGCGATTACACCATAACAGACACGCGCGGGAGGGCTAAAATAACCCTTCCCGCACAACCGATTGCGCTACCAAGAGGGATGGGTATCTGGCATATAGGAGATTATCGAGACGTGGATAGCGCCTACATCCCAATGCAAGCCGGGGAACATGCGATACTGAAAGGCGTATCCCATACCGGATTGAGCGCCGCACTTGGAAGGCTGACAGCTTATGAGTGGTACGGCAACAACACCATCTACTTTAACAAGGCAGCCGGACAAATGCCGCCTAAAGTGCTTGTCAGGCTGGTTGTCGTCGATCCGGATACACTTGGCGAATATGACTTACTGCCAATTCCTGCCGACATGGAGGAAGCCGTAATCATCAAGGTGCTGGATATATTAAGAGCGGATGGACAGCCGGACGTAAAAACAGATAAACTGCCATGACGGGATTCACTACCATAAATAGTCTTGTACGGTCGTCGCTTATGTCGCATGGCCTAACGCTACATTACTATGTAACGTTCCTGCATTTTGCGCTTCAGGGATTGCGCGAGGTTTCTTTTGACACAATAGGCAAAATCGCAACGGTAAAATTAAGTCCCAACGCTTTTGGCGAAGCGGCTTTGCCGGCAGATTATATCGACTATATCCGCTTTGGCTGGCTTCGCAACCGCTACCTTATCCCTATCGGTTCGACGCGCTCCTATGTGCGCATTGCCAATACCGATACGACCGGGAAACAAACTGCCTACTCATCTGGCGAAGGTGCGCTTATTAGTGCCGCTACATTCGATCCTTTTGCATCCTACCACATTTCCCCTTATGGCGAAGATTTAGGGCGCCTATACGGCCTTGGAGGCGGTACGCGCAACGATATTTTTCAGTTGATAGAAGAAAGGAACGTCGTAATCTTTGGTGATAAATTCGGCGATTCCGATTCCATCTATATGGAATACCTTGCAGCAGGAAATTATGCGGATGCAGATGCCGTGTTCCATCCCTATGCAGAAGCTACGCTTGAGGCGTACATCAAATATAGATACGCAGAGCAGCGCACGTCGCGTTTAGCGGACGTAAGCCGGGCGCAAAAGGATTTTTACAATCAATACCGCTTGCTTAGGGCGAGACTCAATGGGCTTACCAAAGAGGATATGATCAGGCAGGCAAGAGAAAGTTTCCGCCAAAGTGTTAAAACGTAATGAAAGAGCGCAAACAGTTTATAGGAAGGCTGAACTCGGATGCAGACATCTCGGTGTTCCCGGAGAACGAAATGCTTGCTTGCGAGAACATATCGTCCGTTATCGCAAGCGATGGGCGTATAGCTGCAATGAAGCCAGCAATAGGCAACAGGCGGATTGCCTATACTGCGCCTACAAACTATCCATTCCCGGATTCCGCTGTTTGTGTAGGCTCTTTTACAGAGGAGCAAAAGGGTCGGGTGTATTTCCTTATTCGAGACAAGAATGGAAATAAGCATCAAATCCTCTGTTATTTCCACCGGGAAAACATTATCCGCTTAGTATTTCACTCTGAACATCTTGCCTTTTCAGGGCTACCTGTCACGGGCATTGATAAGATTGGCGACATGCTTTATTGGACAGAGGACAATAAGCCGCCTAAGCGCATCAATGTAGAACGCGGGTTAAAGACGTATGGAGGCATGGTTTTGCCTGCCGACGTAGTGAGTTACATCGGTGCAGATGGAGTGCCTACGCTTAAAGATATTACCCTTATACGTCCTAACCCGGCGTACCCGGTAACCCCGATTAAGACGGCGACAAATCAGACCTATAACTTCATTAGCGACAATGCCTTTCAGTTTGCCTATCGCTATGTGTACCGCGATAAGGAAGTCAGCGTGCTATCCCCGTATAGTCGTCTTATCAATTACAATAGCCCAGAAGAAGATGCCGCAGGACTTGATGCTATCAATATATCTATTCCGCAGGTAGAACGTATCGGGCATGAGGTTGACAAAGTACAGCTACTTGTCAGGAGTGGCAACATCGGAACGTTCTTTATCATCAAGCAGTGGACAAGGACGCAGGATGGCGCCGCAATGCTTGCACACAACAATGGCACCGCTCTGTCGTATGTATTCTACAATGATCAAAACGGCATTGCCATATCCGAAGAAGAAAGCGCAAAGCCTTTTGACAATGTGCCTATTGTCAGTCGGGCACTTGCAGGTGCAAGAAACCGATTGTTTTTGGGCAACAACACCTTTGGGTATAACCTTGATGCAAGCGGTAGGATTACGATAGAGGCGGTTGCGGGAAGCGTCACCGGCAACGAAGTTGTCTTTGGCAAATACATTGTGCAGCGCGTAGAGATTATCTACGATGGTACGCAGTGGCTATGGGATGAAGCGAGATTAATCGTCAAAGTGACAAGCTCTCAAGACCCCGGAGTAAATGGATACTACGACGTGAGCGACATCGCCTCTGTTTTGGATTTCGGCCCGACCTATTCTCAAAATACCGCAAAGCTACCTACTTCGCTCACCGTAAATACCGGAATGCGATTTTCGCCGATTAGAACAGACATTCCTGAAGATGCTATATTGCAGGCGTATGTAGAGCAGCGTTGGCCTGACTTTGGTAGCGGTATTCAGAATACGCAAACGGTTTACACCAAATTCGACAACTACACTGTTCCTCTTTCCAATGGCCTTGACGTACAAATCCGTGGCGTTGGATTGACAGGATTTGAAGGCAAGGCGGATAAGACGTATAAATCAGATAGCCGCTATAAATTCGGCGTAGTGTTCTATGATTTTGCCGGGCGCAATGCAGGGGTATATACTCTTCCAGGCGCTACCGTAAATTTGAAAGCGCGGACGTATAGCGATCCGTCGTACGTCAGCGCCGTAAAAGTTACCTTAGATTTCACCGCTTTACAAATTCCTGAATGGGCCGTTTCGTATCAGATTGTAAGGACAAAAAACTTAACGTACGCATCTTTTGTGCAAGGCTATACCAAAAGCGTACAATATGTTGGAAAGGACAAGGATGGAAACTACCTATTTGGAGAAGGCGACAATACGGTTTATTCGGAAAGCTATGATACGGCAAAGGTAGCGGGCGTGGCGATTGACCTAAGTGGCGTTACTTCTTATGGCCTTGGCTATGCGTATAGCGAAGGGGATTACGTCAATCTATACTTTCAAAACGGCAAAGTATTCCGGGCAGCGGTTATCTCTCAGGTGGGGCAGTTTGTAATTATTCAGGCAAAGGACTATGGTAGCCTGCCTTTTTTCAATACCAACGGCCTACTCTTTGAAATTGCAAGTGAGCGCAAAACATTTTTAGAGGAGCCGTTTTATGAAATAGGCGAAGCCTATGCAATCAATGCAGCAGGAACGGCAAACCGGGCATTGAGCAAACCATCTATCACCGTACTTGGCGATATTTATATCCGCACAAGAACATTTGAAAGCTCTCCATTCTTAATCGAGCTAATGAACCCGGACGACGGGCACTGGCAGGAATGGTTAAGCGATATAGGTAGGATTAATATAGAGCCGCTCAATAGTGGACGGAGCGTAAGACCGACCAATATTTGCTATTCCAATGTGTATTTGCAAAGCACAGAGGTAAATGGCCTATCTACTTTTGATGCGCTCGACTTCCGGGATTTAGATTTATCCACTGGCGCCATCCGCAAGTTAGCGCTCACCAATCGGACGCAGGAGTATGGTAGCGTCATGCTTGCTATTTGCGAGAGCGAAACCTCAAGTATTTATTTAGGCGAGACACGCATTATTGATAACGCCGAAAACGTCATCCTTGCCACTTCAGGCGAAGTTATAGGCACGATAAACCCACTCAAAGGGTCGTACGGTACGGTGCATCCAGAGAGCGTTTATGAAAGCGAGGGACGGGTATATTTTGTGGATGCGATACAAGGCAAAGTGATTATGTATTCCGCAAATGGCCTTGAACCGATAAGCCAAAACGGGACTTCGAGGTTCTTTACCTCAAACCTATTTGAAATATCCCCAGAAGATAGGCGCCTGTTTGGCGTTGTGGATAAAAGGACAGAGAGCTACATGTTTTACATACCTCAAATGTCCGCATTCGAAACCCTTGGTGATTATACGCCGCCAAAGGTGAGCCCACACAATATGAACACGGGCAGGGTGTATTGCTATTTACCCGAACTTCAGGGATGGAGCACGGCATTGACTTTTGAGCCGGAATGGATGGACGCTTTAGGTGAGACACTTGTTTCATGGAAGAACGGATACATCTATGTGCATGACACCGGGCAGAATACTTTTTATGGCGTAACATACCCAAGCACCGTTTCGTTTGCCGTTGGAAGCCCCGCTGCTTTTGTTAAAACAGCAGAGGCCATTGCGATAGAAGGGAGCAGACCGCCGGACTGGGTACATTTACGAGGCGAAAACCCCTACATACAATCCACTGACTTGGAGGCGCAGGAATTTATATCTAAAGAAGGCGTGCACTACGCTTCGTTTTTGCGCGACAGGAATACGCCGGGGTATTCGAGCCGTGAACAAGCATTATTATTTGGAGAAGCGGTGCGGTCGCAGTTTTTAAAGTGTGCGATCCGCTTTAATGGCGATAGCAGCTTTTACGTTACGGGCGTGAGCATATCGTATGACCGCTCACTGGGGCACGGGATGCTGATACAAAGCGGATAAAAGCGTATATTTGCGAATACAAAACAACTTGATATGGCAGGGCCGAACTTAAAAACATTAGCGGGACTTACCGGAGTTGGTACCGGACTTGAAATCGCCTCCTCTTTGTATGGCGTTATCTCCGGGATACAACAGCAAAGACAAGGCAGGCGTATGCTTGCAGAAGCAGAAGCCATGCCCGGCTATCAAGTATCGCCTGAAGCACGTCAGCGCATGGGTTTAAGGCAAACAATGCTCACGGCACAAGCCCCTGCATTTCAGGACTTAGAAAACGACATCTTTGCAAATCAGGCGGCCACTGTTTTTCAGGCAAGGCAGGCAGCGCCCGGAAGTGCGGCGCTACTTGGTATCGTCGGAACGGCACAAGCAGAAACAAACCGGGCTTTGCGACAAGCGGCGCAGCAGGAAGCATTGCTACAAGAGCAGCGCGTTCAAGGCCTTGAGGCAGCTCAAGAGGCGATGCAGCGCGAAAATCAAATGGCCTATCAATACAATACTTTCATCCCGCAGCAGCGCAAATTTGAATTGGGCGCAGAGATGATGGGCGCCGGACAGGCAAATGTGTTCGGCGGCATTCGCAGTCTTGCAGGAACGGCGGGCAATTTATTCCGGGCGGAAGCGGAGAATAGCGTTGTCTCTACTTTGTTTCGGCAGTTGATGGGTTCAAGGTCGAATGCGCCGCAATCTAACTTTACCCCAATGTCAACGCCTTCCGGCATGTCTGGATTGCAGGGGCTATCAAACATCGGTTCGTTTTTGAGTAATTACTTGACAAGACCAAAGTAGCAATGGCAAAACAGCGCGTAGGATTAAGTACGTTTTTTGCACCAGACCAAAAAGGCTTCACGGAGCAGTTTGCGGAATACGCAGGTATTCAGCGCGCACGCAAAGAAGCAGCACTTGGTGAAATCAGAAAGACGCTATCTGAAAAGCAAGTGTATAGCGCTTATGCAGCTAACGCCAATAAGCTATTAGAAAATCAAGTAAAGCAAATCGCAGGATCGCTTGACGTTGACCCGACAGCATACACGGATAGCGTCAACGACTATCTTAAATACTACAACTACTCAGAGCAATTCAAGGGCTTTATCAATGACGCTGCCGCATCGTACAAGGCAGATAAAGAAGTGGATTACAATACCGCGCTTAAAGCTATTCAGGAGCAGTATGTAAAGACCGGGGATCTGGATGAGTTAGAGCAAAACATCATCAATGGCGTTGACGCTGAAAAGGTGCTCTTAGAAACACCCGGCGCGCTAAAGGCAGATGAGGTAATTAAGTCGCGATTAGAAAAACTTGGAAGCGTTGATAAGCTGGTAGAGACCGCTCAGAAAGCATTGAAGCCGGAAGAATCCGGCTATCCGTTTATCTATCAGGAAACGGATTCTATCAGACAGCGTATCAATAACGCGATTGAATTTGACGCGAATGGCAACATACAGGTAAAGGACGCAGCAGAACTCGAAAGGCTGGGTATCTTGGATACGATGTTTGAGGACGGAAGGGTAGAGGCAGTTGTCAAGCAGCGATTGACAAGTGAGGGCAAAGAAATTACAGAGGAAAATAAGCGCGAGGCACTTCGCAATATGATTTCGCCATTTGCATCTGGGCAACTTGAACAAAGGGAGGAGGTCAGAATGATTGAAGACCCCAGATACAAAGCAGCGCTAAATCGTGTTTCCTCGAGTGCGTCGGGCGCAGGCGAAAAGGGCAAATCTTTAGAGCTTTTGTCGTCTAAGCTCGACAACATGTACACAGGCGTTTACAGCCTCGCTGCCGGAGGCACATCTCCAGATTGGAAAACATATAAGAGCAAGAACCAAAGTCCCGCAGGACGACCATACACGCATTATTCGCCTATCTTTAATGGTACAGTTGCGGATATTTCCGGTAAGAACTATGCCATTGACGGTATGTTTATGGATGATGACTTTAACTTGTATATCCGGGGAAGGGAAGTCATTAAAGGGGATGCGGGGCCTGCGTTTGATGTAAAAACGCCAGAAGGGAAAGCGGCTGCCGCAAAAGCAGCGGCAATGGGAGAGAAAGCGGAATCTAAAATATCGTACGGAAACCAACGTGTATTTGCGTTTGATCCGGGGCAAATATCAATGGAGTCAACGACAGCAGGGTTAAGGGACGATTTTAACTTATTTGCAACAGAGGCAAGAAAACAATATCGAGACTTTAAATCCGGTGTTAGGGGCGGAAGTCAAATGACTGTTGAGGATATGATAAAGGCAAGAAGCAAAGAACAACAAGCACAGCGAGAAGCGCAAGATGTTTTTGATGTTAAAAATCCAAAATAAAAATGGCAGAACCAGTAAATAGCAGAGACTACATTACTAAGCTACATGGGTTCCTGAGCAGGAAAGGTGTGATGGGCAGCGTAGATGAAAACACTTTCATCGAAAATATGCGAGACGAAGCCTTCGCCGGAGAGGTTTTTAACATGATGAAGCAGCGGAATTTGATTAAGAACGCCGACGACTTCGGAACGTTTTATCAACCGTTCTCCAGATTTTACGCCGAATCTCAAAAAAAAAGCCAAGCCGAAATTCAAGCTGGTCTTGGAGACGCTTCTTCTCGCGTATCGCCGCTTTCTTCGGACGTTGACTTTTCCGCACCCCTTTCGGATGTAGCAAGACAGACGGCAGATATTGCCGCAGCGCAAAGGCCGCCACAGCCTCAAGCGCCTGAGCCTTTAGCGCCGCGCACTTTTGGCGGAAGGGAAATTCCTGCACCTGTTGCACCAGGAAGAGAAGAGCAAGAACTTGTCCGGCAAGATGTTGCAGGTATGAGGCAGCAGCAGGCACTACAACAGGCAGGTCCTATTGCTCGAGGATTGCAAGCAACAGCCGCGCCTGCCACACAAATCTTCGGACAACAGCAGCCGGACTTCCCGATAAAGTCGGGCGATACCGCAATCAAAGAATTAGAGGAGGCGCGAAAACAGCGGCAGGCCGGGAAAAAAGAAGAGCCCGAAATCGTACAAATGTTTCGCGGGGATAAAAACGTGCCCTCTTACGGTAAGTTTTTTGAGAATACGCGCATGGGCAGGATGCTTGCTCAAGGTGCTGAAATGTTCGGCGCTACTGCCGCAGGCATTGGCGCAGGAGCGCTCAATATACCTGAGCTTGTGGCGAATACAATGGAAAATATTACATTGGACATTGCCTCTGCACCGCTTAGGAAAAAACTGAAAGAAGGAAAGATTACCCAAAAACAATTTAATGCCTACACGGATAGCGCAAGGAAGGTCGCCAGAGCTGTTCAAATGGTTGCGCCTGTTGCATCCCCGAGAAGGCTTGAATACTTTGCGGACAATTTCCTGAACGCCGATGAGCTTGAAGATAGGGCAAGGGCAAACCTAAAGTTAGTTCAAGATAAGATTGACAATGCGGACAAAGGTCTTGAAGGCTTGCTCAAAGAAGGCAGGTACGCGGACGGTATTCAATATGCCGCAACTCAAGCTATCGGTTCATTGCCTTATGCGATTGCGGCAGCTTTGCCTGGGGGCGTTTATGTTGTCGGAGGCGTTGCCGCTCAAGATAAATACCGGCAAATCGAGGATGAAATAGGTGCTGAAAATATGCGCTCTGCCGAAACGCTAAACGCTTTGGCGACCGGTATCACAGAGGGCTTGTCAGAAGCCGTTACGGCTGGGATTGTCAAGCGAGCCGGGGCGCTTGTCAAAGGTATAGGTAAAGGTCCTGCGACAAAGACGATAAAAGACCAAATAAAAAACGTTCTAAAGGCAACGGTCGGATCAATGTTTGAAGAGGGCGCAAGCGAACTTGCCGCTCAACTTTCCGAAAACATCATTGATAAGGCGACAATTAACCCGGACAAAGACTTAAAAGAAGGCCTTGTTGATGCACTTGGCATTGGTATGGTTTCCGGCGCAGGTATCACCGGAGTTGCAGGAACGATTGGCCTTGCAAGAGGACAGCAGCCGCCACCGCCACCACCTCCGGGAACACCTGCCGCACCTCAAGCACCGGGCGGAACGCCGCCACCTCCGGGCGCACCAGCGGCCCCGGCGGGAGGGGCGGGAACGCCACCGCCTCCGGGCGGAACGCCACCGCCTCCGGGCGGAACGCCACCGCCTCCGGGCGCACCGAGCGCTACTACTATTCCAACCCGTCCATTCGGAACGATGGGCGAAGATGCACCGACAGCCGAAGCATACGCGGTCGAAATACTTGGCGATTACAGACCGGAAGGCGGGACGCTTACGCCGGAAGAGGCAAAAAATCTGATTCAGCAATACGCGGACACCTTTCTTGAGCCTATGGAAGCGGGCGTTGACGGGGAAACAGGTATAATCCCTATCGAGCCGGCAGAAGGTTCTTTGGAAGATGCAATCAGAAAAGACGTACTTGCGAGGATCGAGGAAATTACACAAGCCGTTGTCGCACTTGCCTCAACACCTAAGCCGCAAGCGGCCCAAGCCGCAACAACGCCGCAAACGCCCTTTGACGGATATGCCACAACCGTCCTTGACTTATTTGGAACTGGGCAGGAGATGACAGAGCAGGAAGCAGACGATGCTTTCAACCAATACCTCAACTCGCTTACCTCGCAAGACGAAACAGGTAAAACTGTATATTCCCCGGAGTTTGCAGATGCACTTAAAAACTCTGATAAGATTGTAAAACGCATTGTAGAACTTTCAAAACAACAAGCAAATGCCCCTCAAGAAGTCGAAGGTATGCAGCCGGAAAGTGGTCTCATCCAACCTCCGGGAACTCAAGAAGGCGAACAAGTCCAAGCCGGCGAACAAGAAACGCAGCCGGGCGCAGATGTTGGCAATATCCCTCCAGTCGGCGGGATGCCGGCGGAAGGGGAAATAACTACACCACCTGTTGAAGTAGGTGCACCACCCGCCGAAATAACTACACCACCTTCCGAAGAAGGCCAAGCGCCTGCTCCGGAGAATATTGAGCAAGCACCGCCACAAGCGCCGCCGATTAATGAGGAAGCTTTGCCGGATGACTTTAAGCCGATTACCGACGAAGAGGAAGCAGCGCAGGACGAGGAGATGACACGACTATACAGGGGTGTTAGTGAAGACAGAAGGAAAGCAGGAAGGTATGTAAAGAATTTTGTGGAATATGTCAGAAACCCCGTTGATGACAAAAGTCCAAAAGGCAATGAAGGCGAAGTGTTGTTTGCGTATAACGTAAAGCAAAAATTCACTTATAAGTTAATCGAGGCAGATTCCTTACAGCCTTCGCATTTGGGTAACAAGCTAAACCCAATGCACTTTATTCCAGAGGCGCAACCTAAAGACAGGACTAAGGGTAAGGATTCGTTGAGTGCTCAGGTGAATATCGCCTCCAATGCAGATCCAGTGCAGCTGGGGCAAAACGCAAACGCATACTTTGGAGCGCCGATTGTAAATAGTAGAAATGAAGCTGTGCAAGGGAATAACCGAAGTGCAGGAATTAAGTTAGGCTATGGGCAAAACTCTTTTGCCGGCTATAAGCAATGGCTTGCGGATAACGCTACTCAATTTGGATTCACACCTGAGCAAGTATCCGGGATGCGAAACCCGGTTCTTGTAAGAGAGGTGAATGTATCTGACGAAAAAGCTATTGAACTCGGACAGTACACCGTCTTAGATTTAGAAACCGGATTTGAAGCTAAGCCCAACGTTTCAAGTCTTGCTTTGAAAATGAGGGACAAGGACAAGGCAGCGGTTTTGAATGTGATTTACGAGGACGGAACAGAACAGGGCGATACGCTAAGAGAAACAATCAGATCAAAGTGGAGACGGATACTTCCTGTGTTGAGTAAGTACATGTCCGGGGGCGAAAAAACCTACATGTTAGGCAGGTCTGGAGACATATCCGCTCAAGGCGTTGCGGCAATAGAGGAGCTGTTTGAGCAGTTTATGTTTGAAGGAGCGGACAATGATGTAAAGCGGCAATATACGGCGACAATACCATTCAGGGTTCAGCAAGCACTAAAGAAAAGCCTACGGTTTATCTTTAGCGTTCCAATAGAAGCAAGTCTGATTGATGACTTGCAAGATTCCTTTATTGCCTACGGTAATTTTTACAATCAAAGAGATACCGGAACAAAAGATTTTGACGCATGGGCGAAAAATGAAAGCCTATTTGGGGCATCTCCAAAAGAAGTATTTTCCCCACTTGCTATT